TAATGGCGACATGCAAAAAACTACGTACGATACAGATGATGATGGTGTTGTAGATTACGCTGAAACAATCGCTGTAGATGTTAGGAACCCTTCAACTTCAGATATACTAAGAAAAGGTACTATAGTTTACTTAAATGGTTCTACTGGTAATAGACCTAATGCTTATAAAGCACAAGCAGATGCAGAAGCAACATCATCTGGAACTTTTGGTGTAGTTGTTGCTGATATAGGATTAAACACTGACGGTCGCGTAGCTGCTTTAGGTACGTTACATGATTTAGATACAAGAACTGCAGCGGGCGGTGCTACATACCCATTTACTTCTGATACATTATTAGATGGTGATGCTATTTGGTTATCCCCAACTACTGCTGGTTATGTTACTAGAGTAAAACCAACTGCACCTAATCACGCTGTATTTATAGGTATTGTAGCTAGAACTAGTCCTACAAATGGACGCATAATTTATAGAATACAAAATGGCTATGAGTTAGAAGAGCTGCACAATGTAGCAATATCCAACATACAACCCAATCAAGTTATTAAGTATGATGGTACTAAATGGATTAATGCAACTACTCCTGCTGCTGGAAATAATACAGAAGTACAATACAATAACAGTGGATCTTTAGGAGCTTCTTCTAACTTTACTTGGGATAATTTAAATCAAACATTAAATTTAATTACGCCTGTTGGAAATGCAAGCCCAAGTTTGTCACTTAAAGCAACTGATATAGATGCTACAGGACAATATAATATTACACAATATACTCTAAAAGGATCTCTTGGTGGTGGTGGTACTAGTTATAATCTTCTTAGTGAACTAAATTTTAATAGTTATGCTAATAATAATTATATAAACACACCTTTAAAAATAGCAAATAGATTAGCTGTTTCATCAAGCTCAACTGTTTTAACTAGTTCAATAGTTACTGTAAATGGAACTTTAAAAATAGCTAATATACCCACAACTACAACTACAGCAAGTGGTATTTTAGGAATAACAAATGAAGGGGATTTATTTAAAGTTTCATTAACAGTATCTTCTTTAACGTTATCTAGTACTGGAACACTTGATGTAAGTACATTACCGTTTAACAAGATAACCGCTGGCCAAGCACAATTAAGTGGTTCACAAAATATTGCTATAAATTATTCTAATACTAATTCTGGTTTACTTGTAAGCAATAGTGGTTATAGTGTATTAGGAAGTCTAGATGGTCTTAAAACATTGACAGTAGATAATACTGGTGTTTATACAACAAGTTCTACTGCTATAGGTACTAACTCTATTAATGCTAATGCTATTCTATCTCTTAATAGTACAACTAAAGGTTTGTTGTTACCCGCTGTTAATACTACCGATAGAGATGCTATGATATCCCCTTCTTCTGGTATTATTATATATAATCCTACTACAGGTACGTTTCAAGGTAAAACTCCTGCCGCTACTTGGGTAGACTTTGGTTCTGGTGGTGGAGGCGGTGGAACACCTGCTGGTTCTACTGGCGAAGTTCAGTTTAACAATGCGGGGGCATTTGGGGCAAGTTCAAATTTATTTTGGGATAATGCCAACGCAAGGCTTGGAGTTAGTACATCAGTCCCAGCGGCAAATATTGATATAAAAACTCCATTATCAAATACATCAAATTTACTTGACGTAACGCATAACTCCGTATTAAGGACAAGGCTTGAGAGAACCGGAAAGCAGACATGGTATGTTGGTACGCTTCCATCAACGATTATCGGATCGGTGGCCTATGAAACTCCAGGAGGAAATCCAGGTATAATTATCAGAACCGGGTCAACCGGATTAAACAGGCTTAACCTTATCAATCATGGAACATTCTTTAATCTTGAATATGACGCAGCATCATATGGACTTATCTATTTTAGCTCCAGAAACCTGCTAATATCCGGCTCTACCAATCCGCCAACAGATACAAATTACAGGCTTGACATTCAAAGCGCAGGGGCAACCGCCGGCGGCCTTAGGGTTACATCATCGGGTTCTACGGCCGGAACAAATGCACTTCTTGTTAGAAATAGCGCTGGTAATGAAATAATAAAAATCCTGGATAATACAAAGGTCAATTTTTTTGCTACCAATACCCCCGCCGGTACAACAGGAGCCGTAACAATAGACAGGCCATCAGGAACGGTAAACTTTGCGGCTGCGGCCTCGGAGCTAACTGTTACTAACGCACTATGTACAACTTCATCTATCGTGTTCGCGACTGTGCGCACAAACGACACAACGGCATACATAAAGAACGTAGTTCCGGGCGCTGGCTCTTTCACAATCAATCTGGGCTCCGCCGCGACTGCTGAAACGTCGGTCGGCTTTTTCATCATAAACTAAAACTAATTCAAATGGCACAAATAACCACATACTTCACCTCGTCATCGGGCGGGGGCATTTCCGGGTCGGGGGCGGCTGGCGAAGTGCAGTTTAATAATGCCGGGGCATTTGGAGCGAGCAGTAATTTATTTTGGGATAATACAAATTCAAGACTTGGCGTTGGAACATCAACACCATCAGCACCTATATCTGGATTAAATAACGGAGCCTCGACATCTGGTGCTATTTTTTTTAGAGGTACAAATACGGGCATTACAGATGGCGCTTTCGCCGCACTTGAAAATGCTGGAATAACCGCAACTACAAATTTAAGGCTTGGCGGATTTTTATTTGCAGGGCTTAGGGCATCAAGCACGAGCAACTTTTCAGCATTGATAGCCGGATTTGCATCAGAGAACTGGTCGCAAACTGCCGCTGGATCTTATTTAACTTTTGAAACAGTTGCAAATGGCACGATTTCTCGATTGGAGAGAATGCGAATAAATCAAGATGGCAACGTACTAATTGGATCACCGACATCAAATGCTCGTTTAATGGTTTTGAGCGCCGGGTCAACATCTACAACATGGACAGCCCAATTTCAAAACTCAGCTGGAAATAGCAATACATTAATGATTCGTGATGATGGTAAAGTTGGTATTGGTACTGCTACTCCAGAAGGAAGAATCCATGTGACTTATTCAAACTTTTCTGATGTTGCTATTTTAGAGAGAAGCCCATCATTTACAACCTCTTTGGCTGGATCTGCCATATTAAGGGCATCTTATTCATCAAGTCCCAGTGATGGAGCAGGGCCATCTTTTTCATTTCAGATAAAGTCTGGATCAACAGTAAACGACATAGCGTCTTTTGGCGCTGCTCGCGATGGAGTTGATAATTCAGGCGCAATTGTGTTCTCAACTTTTAAAAGTGGAGCGCAATCAGAAAGGGCGAGAATAAATTCCGATGGTAATTTCTCTATCGGGGTTGTTGCCGCAACCGCACGTTTACACGTAAGAGGTTCTGGTAATTCAAGTACTACTAGTGCAGTTTTGGTACAAAATAGTGATTCTGCGGAATTGTTTAGAATTAAAAATGATGGTGCAATAACAGGAAACTTAATAAATGAAATAAACGTTAAAACAGCTTCTTATACTTTAGCTTTATCCGATGCTAATAAAATAGTAGAGATGAATGTAGCTACTACTAACACATTAACTGTTCCAGAAAATACTACAGCTAACTTTCCAATAGGTACTAATATTACTATCATACAAGCAAATGCTGGTCAAACAACTATTACGCCTGTCAATGGAACTGTTGTAATACAAAGTGCAAATGGTTGGACTAAAATTAATACTCAATATGGTGCTGTTACATTAGTTAAAAAAGATGCTAATACGTGGTATCTATTTGGAAACTTAAACGCTTAAAATTATGAATATAGGAATTATAGATAGCGCACCCAAGATTATAACTAATGGATTAGTTTTACATTTAGATGCTGCTCAGAAAAGATCTTACCCCGGTACTGGAACTGTTTGGACTGACCTTAGTGGTAATGGAAATAATGGTACTTTGACTAATGGACCAACATTTGATAGTGGAAATGGAGGGAGTATTGTTTTTGATGGGACTAATGATAGTGTAAATATTGTCCAATCAAATGCTTTAAATGTAAATACATTTACATGGTCTGCTTGGGTTAATGCTGCCTATTCTTTAAATAGATGTTTCTTTTTTATTGGTAATGCTGTTGGGCAATCAATAACTCCATATAAAATTTTTATAGGTACTTTGGGTAGTGCGCCAGCTGCTTTAAGAATTAATTATAATGGAACAGCTATAAATTTAGGCGGCCTAACAAACAACCTAACATATAATTTAACAATAACTTACAATGGTTCGGTGACATCAATGTATGTAAATGGAAGTAGTATTGGCACAAGTACTTCTAAAACTGGAAACCTTAATTCAGCTACTTACGCTTACGTAGGAAGTACTGCACAATCTTTAGAATTTTTTAGTGGAAAAATTTTTACAACATTATTTTACAACCGCGCATTATCCGACGCAGAAGTCCTCCAAAATTACAACGCAACAAAATCAAGATTTGGATTATAACAAAAATTAAACAAAATGACAGAATATACATTTAACTTTAAGGAGGATTTTGAAATGCCCTCCGTATCTTATTTTCCAGCAGGAGCTTATTTGAAATTCTCAAAAGATGTATTTGGACTTACTTACAGTATCAAACCAAATCCTAGAGAAAAGACAATGACTGTAAATGTTAGTACAGTTGATCTTGCTACACAACGTATTGTATGGGATGTTTACACTTGGCTTATTACAGATCAAGGATTTCCAACAGATGTAGTTATTAATCAAGATGAGATTAATCAATATGAAGTAACTTTGCAGACACTTACTAATGAGTTAGCTATTCTTAATGATGAGCTTACTGGACTTCAGAATCAAAAGGTATTATTGCAAGATGAAGTAAATGCTTTACAAGCTCAATATGATGCATTAGAAGATAAAACTACTCCTGAAGCTACTGCACTGCTTCAACAAATAACTGAAAAGAATACTGAAATAGCAATTGTTGAAGATAGCATTGTTTACAAAAACAACGAGATTACTAATAAACAAAATGAAATAAACTCTTTGGTAAGACCTCAACCAGTTTATGAGTATGTGAACAAATATTCAGATGTTCTCCAGTACTTTAACAATGACGGATCTCTTACTGAAGATGGAATAGTTTGGGCTAAAACAATTAAGTTGTTTGGTAAGCCTATAAGCGATTACATAATTTAATATGAATATAACTTTAAACAGTACTTGTTCACAAATAACAGTAACCTCAGATATTCTTTTAATTACAAATGTAGCCAATACATTAAAAGTTATTTATAAAGGAACTGAGCACACTGTTACCGTACCAACTAACATATCTACCTTTAACATACTTCCTACGCACGTGGGCATGACAGGTACTTTTACAGATGGTGTTTATACTATATTTTTTAGGAACACACTACTAGGCGGTGCTGTTAAAGAAGATAGAGGTTGTGCGGTAAGTCTTTGTAGCACTAAGTGCTCAGACGATATGATTTCATGGTATACATCTAAGAACTTAGATAAAGTACTTACTTACGAAGCTCTGAAGGTAGGACAAGATTGCGTTAGTTGCAACTGCTCTACTTTAGAAACACTCTTTAACGACCTACAAGAAAATGACACCAACACCTGCTCAAATTGCTGCTGCACAGTGTAACTTTGTAAATGAGCTGGTAGCCTATAACAACTGTAAAAAATACAATATAGATTGCTGTTCAACTAAAGTAGTAGAAGCGTTTTATCTTAAGAAACTTGCTGAATCTGGATGCGATCTTGATTATGATCTTATCTGTCAGTTAGATCATCTTAATGTTACTATAGTAGATTGTACTCAAGATCCTACTTGTGAAGAGATGGCAGATTGGAGTATAAAGCAAATAAATGTTGGAGGAGATTATTCAGTAATTTTAGAAAACGAATATGACTACTCTAATAAATTTGTTTTTAACACTAATAACAATTCTACTCTTTTAAGTTCTACCGCCAATGTTGTTATATCAAATGGATATGGTGAAGTTTTGGATAGTTACTCGATAGCTGGTGGTTGCAAATTAGTTAATGGTGTTTCTGTATGCTCGGATATTTACAAAACAGAAGTTTATTGTATACTGCAAAGTGCACCATTATCCAACTTCTATAGTGCTACAAGTTCTTGGGCAATACAATCTATTAGGCTTTGGAATGTTGGAACTGCTACTGGAACTGCTTTTGGTGGACCGCTTCAATACCAAGATGTAGATATTTCTCCAAGTAACATATGGCCAGCTAGACCTGGTAGTACAGCTGCTCTTCCTGCAGACCTACTTTTAAGTAGTCCAAATTTAGCTAGCGCTTTAAAAAAGCAAATAGAGAACTTTGTTTGGGCAATTGATAGTTCTTCTGTAGGATTTAATAACCAATTAAATATAAAACTTGATGTATCTGTTGTAGGAGATGTTTTGTACATTAAAACTGTATTTAAACATAACCCAACTTCAAGTTGGTGGGGATTAAGATCTGTAGCTTGGGCACAAAACAGTCCTTACGATTTAAGTAGTGTAAGGTTAGTTTTCCCCGGAGATTACTATAAAGATCTTTGGCACACAACTTATATGAGACACTCTTCTACAAAAGTATATGATTCTCATGCGTTTACTAACAATTGTGCTCAAACATCTAATGTTGTAGTAGAAGGTTACATAACTCCTTATGTTAATTATTGGGAAACTGATTTGAATAAAATTACTCTTCAGCAACCAACCCAACAATACAGCTCTAAAGTAGACGATGTCTTTACCACGAATGAAAATCTACTTACAGAGAATATATTATCTTGTTACAAAACCACTTTAATACCCACAGTTAATAGCACTTATACTAACTCTGTTAGCTGGTATAGTCCTTCTGGAACTTTAGTTGGTTCTGGATCTGTTACGCTAACAAACCCTGTACAAGGAACATATACAGCAAAACTCACATTAGTTAATACTGGATGTGTTTTAGAAAAAACTATTGAAATATAATAACAAGGCTCGGAGAGACCACAGTGTCCTTCGGGCCTTTTTAATTTTAAACGCTATGGAAATAAAAGTAATTAGACCTAAAATTGCGGATACACCGTACACTATTTCTGATCTTTATGTAAATAATGTTTTCTTTTCAAATGTAATGGAAGACAGAGACAGAAACCTACACCAATCTAATGTAGAAGAAGTTAAAGCAAAGAAAGTAAAACACGAAACAGCAATACCATACGGAAGATATGAAGTGGTTATGTCTTTTTCTGAAAGATTTAAAATGTTATTACCCCTACTTACAAATGTGCCTGGGTATGAAGGCATTAGAATCCATGCTGGAAATACAGAAGCTGATTCTTCAGGCTGTTTACTTCCCGGACAAAAGTCAGGAAATAAGGTCATAAATTCCAGAAGTACTACTAGTAAATTAATTAAAATTATACAAGACGCATTAAAGAAAGAAAAGGTATTTATATCTATTGTACAGAGTAACTAACCTCTTATTTTAAAGATGCGAGTGCATACAAATATTTTGTAATTTTACTGCCATGACTCTACTAGAACATACATATGCAATTCGCAACCTTTTGTCTAAAGGAGTGGCATCAGATGACAGTCAATACTCATTGAGATTAATAGCTCATTTCCTTAATGTATCAAGAGCTATCCTGACAGAACAAAAGTCAGATCGGTATAGATATTTATCTGAGCAAAGCTTTCAAACACTTTGTGTACCACTAGAAAAAGGTTCTATCGCAAACTGTTGCGATTACCCAAATGCAGGATGTACCCTGCTAAAATCCAAAATTAAAATACCAAAATTCCTTACCACTCGTTCTGGGGACTTTATTAAAGTAACCACTCTAAACGGTGAAGTAATCCCGAAAACATCCATACTAAAAAACAAACTTTCTAAATACTCTATTACTAATAAAGCAGATAAGCCCGGTTGGTTTATACTTAACGATTACTTGTATATTATTAATAATACTGATTTAGAAGTAGTTTTGCTAAACTCTTTATTTGAAAACCCCTCAGAAATAGATAAGCTTAATTGTAGTAACTCTACTAACGGCACTTCTACTTCCTCTACAACTTGCTCAGATATATTTGATAACGAATATCCAATTGAGCCAGATTTGGTAGAGGGTGTTTACAGAAAGACTTTAGATTTGATTAGATTTTCGATTTCACTTCCACCAAAAGATAGAGAGAATAATGCCCAAGACGATCAAGTATCTGGCCAACTGGCGTAGTTTATACGATGAATACCCAAATAAAGATTTAGTTACCGCTGCTGAATTTAGACTGATTTTAAAAGTTTTTCATAACCTATTATGTAATGCAATATTTGAGGGAAAAGTATTTAAGTTTCCTTTTGCTGCAGGAGTACTTGGTTTAATAAAAAGACAACAAAAAAGAAAACAAGTAGACTATACTTCTTTTAATGATACGCAATCTGTACATGAATATAGAAACCATCATTCAGAAGGATACACTGTTAAAAGTTTATGGATTAGAAATAACCCCCCACTCTTTTTAAAAAGAACTTTTAAGTTTAAACTACAAAGACAAAAAGCTAGACAGCTAGCTCAACTAATCAAGCACGAAGGGTATATTTATAAATATAGAGAAGAAAATGAAAACTATTTCAATTAAATCAGTCTTGGCTAGTTTGGCAATGATACTCGATGAAAAGTATTGAGATGAAGCAACAATGCTTGAGCATATCGCTAAAGGATTTTTACAAATGAATTTAGAGAATAAGTTTGAGCAGAAGACCGCTAAACTTGAAGTTGAAGAACATAAAACCACACTACCAAACGACTTAAAATATATAACGCAAATAGTAGTAGAAATAGATAATAAATACTACCCAATGCGTGCCACAACAAACCCCTACCATAATGGTGTTTGTGATCTTAAATTGCTAGTTCCTTGTCCAACTTGTAAATACGAGTATTCTATATCTCCTTCTGGAGTAGTTACTACCAACATGGGCACAGGAACTATTGTTATTTCATATCTAGCTAATCCAGTAGATGAGAACGGGGATCTATTAATTCCTGATGATGAGACTTTAAAAGAAGCTCTTACACACTATGTTCTTTATAAATACTGGATGACTAAGTACATGATGAAGGAAGAAGGATCTGAAAGTAGAATGCAATTTCACTTAAAGATGTGGTCTACATTATCTAAGAAGTCTATGAATCTTAATCTTCCCACAATAGATGGTCTTGAGAATATAAAGAATATCAATAACCATTTAGTTCCAAGAAGTAATAGATACTCACAGCTTTTCCAAACATTAAACAATCAAGAAAATGTCGGATTCTAATACATTTACAAAAGGTATAAATACGGATCTTCATCCAAAGTTTCAAGAAGAGGGAACTTACCGATTCGCCTTAAATGCTGTATTAGAAACTAAAGATGGAGAACTTCCTTCCATATCAAACGAAGCTGGAAATTCTGCTTGCAGTATAAACTTTCCAGTAAATAAAAAAGTAATTGGACACGCTTTAACTGAAACTGATGAGGTTATAGTGTTCTTATACGATCCTGCAGGACAACATGAAATAGGAAAGTATTCAGGTTCTAACTGTCAATACACCAGTATAGTAATTGCTTCTTGCTTAAACTTTTCTGATAAATATCCTATAAACGCTTTATATAAAGTAAGAAACGGATGTGATGGTTATATATACTTTACAGATAACTACAATGATTATCGAGTAATGAATATAACTGATGTATTCCAGTATTTAGGAGACGGGGCTTTAATTTGCCCAAAGATAGAATTCTCTAGAGATTATACAATTCCTAACATTACTTTAGATGCTATAGAATCTAATAGTGCTGGAGCTTTAGAAGTAGGTGTGTATTACTTTGCAGTTAGGTTTTTAGATAAGTATAATAACTCCACTAACTGGACAAATGTTACCAGACCTGTGGTTATAGGAAACGGTACTTAATCTTACTTAGATGACGATAGTACTGTTAATATGTACGATGGTGGTTCAAACGATATTAACTCTGATTATTACGTTAAGCCTCAGCAAAAGCAAATAAAGTTTACAGTAAGTTCTACTGATAATATATTTGACTACTACCAAATAGCAGTTATTAAAAGAACAACAGATGAAGGTAATATCTCAGCTGTAGATGTTCTTCAACCACAGCCTTGGAATGGTTCTACAGAAAGTTTTGTTTACACTGGTAATCCAAATGATGTTGTTTATCAATCAGCGTTAGATGATATACTAAATGACAAGATAAAGATTAAAAAGGTATTAGCTCATACGTTTGAAACTAATAGACTGTTTTTAGCAAATACTTCTGGAGATTATAGAGATTACTCAAAGTATCAAAGATACGCTTCTAAGATAAAAACAGAGTTTTATAAACCTCTTTCAGGATATGATGAAGTAGATAATAAAACTAGGCAAGGTGTTTATTACTTTGACGAAGGCTCTTTAATGGAAGATGAAGTTTATTCTTTAGGAATAGTATACGTTTTTAGAGATGGAACGGAATCTCCAGTATTTCACATTCCCGGTAGACCTGCTAATATAACTATTACTGGTTCTAATCCGTTAATAGGAACGAACGGTGTTACTACAGATGGAGCTAGCTGGGACACTGGAACAACAACTGTTTATGGTGATAATATCTCTACCAACCTTAGATGGAAACAAATATCTACTGCAGCAGCACAACCACATGCAGGTTTCTCTTATATTAGAGGTTATATGGGTTATCATCAAACTCAAACTACTTATCCTTATGTAGAAACTTGCGATAACAATGCAGATGGATATTGGGGAAGAGATTATTGGAATAACTTAATAGAACCCTACAATACTGCGATAAGACATCATAGAATGCCTGGAGCTGAAATAAGAGACTCTTTAAATAATGTTACTAATTTTAAAGTGGGGCTTTTGTTTTCAAATGTAAGTTACCCAGCTAATGAAAATATAGTCGGGCACTATTTTGTTTATGGAGATAGAACATTTGAAAGAACAGTTTTGGCTAAAGGAGCTTTTGTTCCTCTTGAAGTTCAAGAAGGAGAAGGTGTTACTAGAAGGTACGAATTTACTGTTTACCCAAATAATTATAATGGAAACTATAATGGGGGGTCTTTAGCTCCTGCTGATTTTAATTGAACTATAAATAATGGTATAGGTATTAGAGCTAATGAGTTTGCCTTCATTTCTTCAGAAGGTGTATTTAAAGAAAAGTCTTTTGATGGAGCTTACGTTAAATTTGAGAAAATCTATTTAGATAAAAACTGGGTAAGTGCAAACTCTGATATTTACAACGATGCTACTAAGTTAAAAGAGTTTAACTCTAAAGAAAGTTATGATGTAAATGTCCACAGTCGAAGAACTTATAGGTATTTTAATAAATACAATCTTCCAACTGTTAGTGGTATAAACCATAATATTCAGAATAATTTATTTATTAATAAAACTTATCAAGGCGCTGTAGAAGGAAACTCTGCTTACGAGCATGTAAAAGATTGGACGTTTGTTAATAATAGTGTTAGCATACCCCTTCACTTACTAAAGTTACAAAGCGGTACTGAAGCACTTGCCCCATTAGGAGACTGGAGAAACAAAGCTTTCTTTGGAAGTATAAGACAGTTTAAAGATGTATTCTCAAACTTATATACTATTCAGTATAAAAAGCTTCAGAACAAAACTCTTTACGCCACAAACTTAAATACTAGTTTTATCGTACTAGGAGGTGATACTTCTGTATCCAGACTTTCATTAATGGAATCCTCTTTTAAGCAAACTGGAATTGTTTCTGATACCACACCAACTACTTTAGATGCTTATAGCGTTTTCTTTTCTTTCCCAACTCAAGATACATACTTTAATCCAGAATTCAGAAGTAGTGCTAAAGATCAGAAGTTAGATTACTTTAAAAACAAGAATGCATCTACTACCGCTGATAACTTAGAGGATATGTTTTCTTACGTTTTAAGAAAGTTATATTCTCCAGACGTAAAAGATGTAATTATAAATCCAGAGATATATAATTATAATAATTCTTTTTCATTCTTAGATGGACTAGAAATAAAGTACCCAATAGCGTTTAATTATAAGTTTTGTAATCTTTGTATAGAAGATCACCCATATAGAATATGGTATTCTCAAAAAGACGATAACACTTCTTTAGAAGATAAAAGTAGGATAATACTTCCTAATAATTATACAGACGAGTTAGGAGGTAATTCAGGACCTGTAACAGATTTGTTTGTTAGCTTTAATAAACTATACGCAACTACTCCAAAGTCTATTTTCTATATACCGACTAGACCTCAAAATATAGAGACTGATGTTAGCACTATTTACCTTGGAACTGGAGAAGTCTTGGGAGTTCCTCCACAGGAAATGAAAAACTCAATGAACGGATTTGGTGGTCAACAGCATTGGTCTTCTAGATTACTTACCGAATACGGTGCATTTTATATGGATTCTTTTTCAGGAAGTCCTATTATGCTCGGAGGATCAATAGAGGATATATCAATGTCTGGTATGAGAAATTTCTTCCAAGAAAATGGGGAGTTTAATTTACCTAAGCAGTTTAAGTTATTAACAAACCAAGAATATCCATTTATATCTCATGTATCCCCAGTTGGATTTGGATATAAAAGTGTTTACGATCCTAGGTATAAAAGATTAATTCTTACTAAGAAAGATCATAAAATAAAAGCTAACTGGATTTCTAAGTTTCTTTATTACCCAACTACAACTGATAATCCCGGATCTGTTTCTGTTGCAAACGATAGACTTTGGTTTAATAACCATTCATTTTACTATAAAGATAAAACAGGAACTAACAATAAAGTATCATTAGAGGATTCTTATTTCTTTGAGAATAAATCTTTTACATTATCCTACTCTTTCTTAAGTAAACATTGGGTATCTTTCCACTCTTATATACCTACGTATTCTTTTTCAGATTCCAATTCATTTTACTCTCAAAAATATTATACTAATATCTATAAGCATGGAGAGTTAAATTACCAAAAGTATTACGATATTAAATACCCGCACATTGTTGATGTAATATTAACAACGTCGCCTCCAATTATAAAAACAGCAGGAGCAGTTGTACTTTGCGCATACAGTTCATCTGTAGATGTAAACTCAAATACTTTCCAAACAGAAACACCTTATAGTAAAGTAATATTTTATAATTCCTCTCAATCATCTGGAGTTCAGTCTTTAGTTGCGCCATCTCCTTTTCAACTAGATGTTTCTAATGGAGTAGCTTTTACTAAACTTACGGATAGACAGTGGAGAATAAATAACATTAGAGATTTAACTGTATCTAATAACCAACCTATTTGGGCATCTGATTGGAATTCTATTCAAAGCTCACCATTTTCTTATATAGATAAAATACCCAATTTAGCAAATATAAATTATAGTAAATCTTTCTTTAATTCTAGCAGATTAAAAGACTATTATTTAGGAGGAAGATTTTTCTTTGAGCCATCTACCGATGTTAAAGTTTCTTTAGATTTGCTCATGACTACTACCCAAAATAAACAACGATAAACCCAAAAAACAAATATTATGTATATTGATCCAATGGCAGTTAAAGCTGCTGATAAAAACAAACTAAAAGCTATTCAGTTAGATCTGAAAAGCAAGGGCTTATACACTGGAAGAATAGATGGTATTTATGGCCCACTTACCGCAAGAGCAATAAGTAGCTACAACACAAGAGTGTCTAATGAGCAACCAAGACAAACTAATCAGTATAACCAAACAACTATGGGGAGACCTGTATTTGCAAACGTTCCACGTGAAAGTACTGGTATGGCTCAATTCCCCCAAATGCAAGGAAACACAAATTATGATTGGGCTCCTCAATCTATGAACTACTTAAACACATACGGACTTCGTGGCGACAGTGATACGGTAGGAGAAGATTACATAGGTTTGGGAAGACCTTCTGCTACAACATCTCCAAGAGGATACGAAGAGTCGGGCAAAACTATTATGTCTATGGGCTCTAGAGGAAAAGAAGTAATAGAACTTCAAAAAGAACTTAAAAAAAGAGGTTTATATAGCGGAGCTATTGATGGAGTTTATGGAGCTAAAACTAAAGAAGCAGTAAAATCCTTTCAAAGAAACTTTAATAAACAAGACAATATGATGGGTTCATATTGGCAAGATAACAAAGAAGTTAGAATTGGAAATTCTTGGGATAGAGATCGTCTTGCAAAACGTCGTGTAGATGTTGATGGTATAGTAGGTGATCAAACAAGAGCTGCTCTCATGGCTAAAGATATTGGACCAAGACCTAAAACTCAATACGGTCCAATTGAACCAATGGTCACTCCATACAGCAGAGGATATAACGTAACTGATAATAGAGTTATGGGAGCTGGTGATTATTTTAATGCGCCTGCTTCTGTCGCACTTTCTTCTCTTATGCTCGGAAGTGCTCTTGGACCAGTTGTTTCTGGAGCAGGTGCTGAGTTAGGGGCTGCAGAAGCTTTGGTAGGAAGACAAGCAGCTGCAAACGCATTAAATGCCGCAAAAGCTGCTGGACTTTATGGTGGAGGAATGCTCCCTTTTCCTATGGGGGGTACTACCGCAGAAATTGGTAGTGGAGATGCCTTTAATGGCATTTACGGTAACACGCCTTACCGCCCCGAAAATTCCTATGCTGAAGGAGGTCTTATAGAAAAAAGAATGGCAGAATCTGCAGCGTTTAGCGCTAGTAGAGATAGAATACTAAATGCTTATAATAACCCAGGGGTAGCTTCTGCTGCCCCATCTCCTGCAGCTAATTTTGATTTTGTAACAGAAACCCCAATGCAACCTGATAGACCATTAACACCTCAACAACCTATTTCACAAGGGCAACAAGATGTTAATGCTATATTAAAACTTCCTTATAAAGAAAGAAGAATAGCACACCACAATCCCGGTAACATAAAGTACGGTAAGTTTGCTTCTCAATACGGAGCTGTTCAAGGAAGAAAAGCTACTGATGGTGGTTACTTTGCAATATTCCCAGATTGGGAATCTGGAATGAAAGCCAAAAAAGATCTTCTTACTAGTAGAAATTATAAAAACTTAACTCTTGATGAGGCCATGAAACGCTGGTCTGGTTACTATGTAGAACCTAAACCTGGTCAACAAAGAGGGGGTTACGGTGCAGATAGGATTGCTCCTAAACTAGCTAACAAACGTATGTCTGAAATGAATGAAGATGATCTTAATCTTATCATGAAGAATATGGCTAGAATAGAAGATGGCGATGTTTATAAACTTCTTTACCAAGGCAAAGCTATGGGAGGACAAATAGAACCTATGAGTTATGCTGGTGGCGGTTATTTAGATATTGCTATGGCTGCTGGCCAACAATTAGGAAACTTGGCAGGTAGAGTTCAAGATATAGCTAATCCAACTGCAGACCCAACTCAAGGAGATTATAAGTTTAATTGGGGCGACGCATTAAATCCTACTAAAGGGGGAATCCTTTTAGAGCTTGCTAAGAAAATGTCTATGGATAAAGAAAGAAGTAATTATGTTATGGGAGCTTCTCCAGGTAATTACGCTAAAGGAGGAATGATTTCTAGATCTAAAGCAAGGGAAATACTCCATGATGGTACTGTACACGGAAAACCAATAACAGAAAAGCAGCGTAGATTCTTTGGTTATATGGCTACTAGAAAAGCTGAAGGAGGAATGATAGCTGGAATGTTTAATCCAACAGCAGGTCCAGATTTACTTAACCAACCCCCAACTGTTAGAGCCCTTCTTACAGGAAACACTTCTATGCCAATGAAAGATAATTCATTTGCTATGGGAGGAAACATTGGCTCTTCTATGAACTCGTATGCAACTGGAGGAGACATGAAAATATCTGACTCTTCATTTGTAGTAGATGGTAATCCGTCAATTACAGATGGTAACTACTATCCGCAACTTAATGTAAAGTTAGACCACGGTGAAGTAGTAAAAGATAACTTTGTATACTCTAACAAACTTAAAGACCCAAATACTAATATTACTTTTGCTAACTTAGCTAAACCGATAGAAAAGTCTACAGGTAAATCTGAGAACTATCTTAGAAAATTTCCTAACGACCCTATAACTAATAAAACTGTTGGGTTAAATAATAAGTATTTAGAGTTCTTGAAAAATCAACAGGAAGACTTAGCTACTTCTATGGGAATGCGAGATCAAGAGGCTCAAGGAATGGCTTATGGAGGAATGGTTAAAGGTTACGCTACTGGGAGTCAAATAGGTGGCCCAGATCCAATGTATATGGGCATAAGTAATACTCTTTACTTCGACCCAGTGTCCTCTAAATTTAAAATGCGTGGTGTTACTGGAGATTATATGCTTGCAGATTATAATGTGATGGCGCCTAAGAGTGTTAGAGCACAATACCCAACAGCACAAGATTGGATAAGAGGAAATCAAGGTAACATTGACAGCTTTAAAAATCAATACTACCCAACAACTACTTCTACAACTCAACAAAAAGGTACTCCTATAGTTGGAGGATTTACACCGCCAAAAGCATCCAGTAATTTACCGGACTTTATACCATCAACTGTTTATACACCAAAAGGACCAATGCCTCCAAAGATAAATCCTAATTGGAGTATGAAAGAGTTAACCCCAGATGAAAAGCAAGCTATAGCTACTGCGGAGTATAGAAACGCTTATGAGCAAAAATATGCCAGTGACAAGTTTAAAACAAGCTCAAGTTGGTTAAACTATTTGAAAGACGAGGAGACTCTTCAAAAAATAAAGGATGATAAGGAGTATTCAAATATGATGGCTGATTTTAACCAAGCTTATGAGCTAAGCCCTGAAGGACCGCAAACAGATTTAGGCTTCACCACTCCTAATCAAAGAGCAGATATGCTTGGTAAGATGTACGCAACTGAAGATCCAAATTTTATGCCCAACGTACAAAATGATGGAATGGATAGCAATCTAACTATGGCAAGCAAAGTTACTAACCCCGAAGGTGGGCGTGGAAAAGGATTTGCTTCTAATTGGACTACTGGAGATTACTTAAATGCAGCGACGGTACTTGGAAGATTTGGTCAGTTAATAGGCGGTCCAGAAGTAGAGAAACCTATTTATGATATGACTCAAATATCTAGAGCCAACTACGATCCTGCTAGCCAACTTTATCAAGCTAATAGACAAACCTCTGCAATGCTAAATAGAGCAGATGTTCCCTCTATAAATGCAAGAACAGCTCTTGCTAATAATATGCTCGGTCAAAGATTGAATCAAGAGTCTCAGATAAGATCTCAATACGATACAATGAATCGTCAGGCTTTGTTAGACTACGAGAATAGAGTTGCTACTCAGCGTAGATATAATATTGCACAAGATCTTGCTACTAATCAAATGAATGCTCAGAACAGAGCTGCATATAAAGAAGCAATAGATAATGCAATGACTTCTCTTGGAGGATTCGGAACAGCGTTAAATCAGAAGCAGCAGGGTACAGACGTATTAAATATTTTAAAAACAATGTACCCAGATGTTTATAGAAGAATTATGAACGGAGAAAAAGTTAATTTAGCAGAAGAAGCTCCGGAAGCAGTTAAAACTGAAACTACCCCAGCTACTAAATATCTTGGAGGAATATTAAAAGGATATTATTCAGGAGGTAAGATAAGAAAAGGAGGAAGATATGGCCGTTAATAGATTTTACAAGGGGACGCCTTACCAAGCGTCCCTTTACACTCCGCCTGTGGAATTTATTGCTACAGCTTTAGAAGCTGCGCAAAAGCAATATGATGTTAACTACGAAGCTCTTTCTAAACTAAAAGATACTTACATTAATGCTAGAAATCCTGATAAGCCCAGAGCAGCTGAAAAAATGAAGGAGTATAGCGATGCGGTAGATGCAATTGTAAGTAAATACAATGGGGACTATTCTCAAGCCACTAAAGATCGTAGGGAGTTAGAAAGAAAAATAAAAACTGATTTCTCTCCAAATGGAGAAATGTATGCAATACAGAATAACTATAATACAGAAGTCGCTGCTATACAAAATGCTAGAAAAAGATTGGGAGCAAAAGAAAATGGGGTAGATACTTTGCAACTTAATGCTCTAAAATCTTTTTATAATAGACAAGGAGCAACCACACTAGATAAAGACAGCGGCACTTGAAGCACCTTAGAAGCAATTGATCTTCCAAATGCTTATGATCTTCCTAAAAACTTTGAAGAGTACATGACAAAAGTTCCAGAAAGAACTACCGAAGAAATGCGTGCTACTCAAGACGTTACTTTAGATGGTTATCATGTATTTGAAAAAGTTAAGTTAAAAGGCAAGGATTATAAGGAGGCTAGTACAGGTTGGAAGGCAATGTTAAACAGTGATTTTGCTTATCAATCATATATTCAAATGCTGGCTAAATTGACAGATCAAGATCCAAATGCTTTTTCAGAAGCTATTACATCTGACTATGAACAAAATATTATACCCGGTAGAACTGGGTTTACTGAAGTTGGAAAGGATTATGAATTTGTTAGAGACTACAAAGCTGAAGAAGCTTTTAAAGCAGCAACTAAAGCTAAAACACAAGGCTTTGGTGTAGATATGGACAATAATGGTGGATTTGTTACTAGTAAGTTAAAAGTTGCGGGTAATGGAGCGGAATCTCCTAAAATTATAGGACAGACTAATTATGAAAATGCATCTTTACTTGGAAAAATTGGATACGGTTTAATGTCTTTGTATCCTTCAGGCAGTTATATAACCCCTGGAGATGTAGACATTATGAATAAAGATTTAAAAACACAATTAAGTTATTCCGAAATAATGACTTCTCCAAAATATGCAAACTCTGTTAATAGAGACAGGTTAAAATCTATAAAAGAAGCTAATCCAAATATGTCAGATAAAGATTTGATTAATCTTTATAATAAAGAGGAAAAGGAAAATAATTTAATGTCTAATGTACATTATGTGGCGTTTAACACTACTAGCGCTGCACAAGAAGCTGCAGATAGATTACTTCCAGGGTTAAAAGCAGGAACATCAAAAGTATTTAAAATTTCAGCTGATACTGGAGAAATAACAGAGTACACCGGTCCAGATAAAGAAACTATATACAAAAATTTAGTAGTTCCAGAACAAGAGAAAAAAGGAGTTATTAAAGCTAAACAACCAGCTTTAGGCTTTGCTATGGGATATACAACACATCTTCCCAGTGGTTCAGTAATCATTCCAAACCCAGCTGCATCAGGATGATTTGATGGAAGTTCTGCAGATGTTTATGCTATAGCTCCTGCTAGAAATGATTTCGAAAACGCTCAAGAAAAATTATTAGATCAATTATTTAGACCATTAATAAATGGAAAAGGTAGTACGCCAATTCCTTTTGGTAAAAAAGTTGATGGTACGCCAGCGTACGTTGTTTCAAAAAAATCTTATGTTAATGGTAGAGAAGTAGTGAGTTTTCACCAAGCTAGGTGAAATGAAAAAGGACAACCTGAAATAGAGGCGGAGCCAATATTGGCAGACGATGGTTCAGTTCTTGGACCAAATGCAATGGAGATGTTTATTATGAAAGATCTTTTTATGAACATACTACCTAGAGACACTAAATGGATGTTAACTGCCGAAGCTTTGCAAGCACAATCAGACTAATAAATAAAATTATATATGCCAAAAATTAGCGATTTTATATCACCTGCTACGTCAGCTGCTTTTAAAGAACCGGCTTACTTAGAAAAAGGTGAAAGAATGAACTCTGCAAATACATTTTTAAATAATCTATTTGGAAATTACTATGACTCAGGTCTTAGAGATTACGAAGACCAACAAAATCTTAGGTTTAATAATCAAACAGGATTAAATACATTTTTTAACTTTGCAGGAAATCTAGGTTTAAGAACTTTAAAAGCTCCAGTCGCTTTAGCTACTGGGGTAAGTTCTTTAGGTCATGGAGCAATGAATTTATTAGATGGAAATCCTAAAACTACTTTTTCAGAAGGATACGATGCAAATTTATTAAGAGATCTTAATGAATCTTTAGGTTATTCTATAGATGACGCTTTTCCAACTTTTAGAGAAATGGGTTTTGACGAAAGAACATTTATGCAACAGCTCAGTGATCCTGGGCAATTGGGCACTTCTTTAAGAGAAACTATAGGCATTTCATTTGAAAGTCTTGTTGGAGGAGCTTGGTTAGGAAAAGTAGGATTCGGAGCAAGAATAGTTTCATCTTTAGCTAAACCACTTAGTTATACAAAACTTTTTCAAACACTACGTCCAAATAATTACGCTAAAATTGTTAGTGTCTTAGATGAAAGAATTGCATCAACTTTGTTAAGGACACATGAATCTGGTGCTGAAGCTCATGACGCTTGAAAAGCTACTGTTTCTAAACTAAAGGCAGATAGGGACGCTGGTAAAAATGATTACACTGACGAGCAAATAGCTCAAATAGCAGATAAAAATTTTGGTAATGTATTTGCCTCTGACATGGTGTTGGGGGCAATTACAGACACAGCTTTTATTAGACTATTTAGACCTTTATTATCTAAAGGGGCTGTTGCTAGCAGAGCTAACAAGTTTGGATTAAAGTTAGCAGACTCCCCAACATTAGATAATTTTATAGAAGCAGCTCCTTCAAAAGCAACGGGCTTTAAAAAATACATGGAAGGACGAGGAGGAGATTATATGAAGTTGGGTAAAGAACTCGCTATCCAAGCTTTCTCTGAAGGTATGGAAGAAAACATACAGTATTCCAATCAAAAAGTAAATGAGGGTAACAACTTTAAACAAAGCTGGTTAGAAAACGCTTACTCCGCACTTAATAATTTAGTGTCTGAAGGTATATACATGACGGATGAAGATCGCATAAAAGCAGTAGGTGCCGGTGCACTTATTGGTGGTGGATCTGCTATTGCCACTTCTTTACCTGTTGTTGGAAGACCATTTGGGGGAGGTGTTTTGGGAGAAGCAAAAAACGAAAGACTTCAAAAACAAAAAGCTAAAGAAGACCTCAACAAAGCTTACACAGATTTTGTGAACACTTCTTTAGTACAAAACGAAGACGATACGAAAGGAAAACTTACAAGGGAAGAACAACCTGATGGCACTGTTAAATACACTCATCAAGTCGGCGACACAAATACTGAAATAAATGAAGAGCAGTATAATACTATTGCTGAGCAAGTGTCTTTAGATGAAGATGGTAATTATGTAATACGTGGGGGAGTAAAACTTGATGATCAAGGAAATGTCATGAAAGACATGGTAAAAGCTGCTGAGTTCACAGCTAACATGAGAGTTCAAGGAGAGTTAGATAATTTAATAGATTTGGAAGCTATGAAACAAGAACCAGATCCAATTAAGTTAAAGTTGTACGAATTAGAGAAACTTTCTAATTTAGCTCAAACTGCTTTTAAGAGTGGAAGCACTGATTTGCTTATGAAAAAACTCGAATCTTTTAAAGACATGGGCGAAGCCTCACTTAAAAGATTTGGAATAGATTCTCCACAAGAAGTAAATGATAGGATAGAGTTTTATAAGGAACATGTAGCTAAACTTGAAGCTAATTACTTACAGACTACAAACGGCATGGTTGCTCCAGTTTATGGAGAAAAAGATGAAGCAAGATTTCAAATGCTTAAAAATTATGCTGGAGGAATTGGAAATAGATTAGTAAATCTTTATTCTTTAGTTGAAGATTTAGATAGGCAGATATTAGATGTATCTTCGAAAATACCTAATAAACAAAAAGCTGGTTGGATAATGAATGCTTTTTCTACAGATAATTTAGAAGGTAGAGAACAACAAAGTCCAAAAACATCTCCTGAAGAAGCTAGACTTGCAGAATTAGTTACTAAGAAAAAAGACCTCAATGATGCAATTGAAGACTTGGGTAAAGTTTATGATAGATTAACTAATCCGAGAGAAGGGCTTAAAGAGTACAATAAATTAGTATCAGCTAATAAACTTTCTGAATATAAAACACTTAGAGACGGCCCAAAAACTTTTTTAGCTAACGATCAAACTACACCGCAAAGTTTTAAATCTTTTGTTGCAAAGCGTTCTAACATGCTTAGGCAAAAAAATAAACTGGATACAGCAAGAACTATGTTTTATGCTGATCACTTAAACGATTTAATAAATTATATCAAACTAAATGAAAATAGATTAGAAGATGTAATAGAGTCGGTTATGGATGTTTATGATAAAGTTACTAAAGAAGGTACCTTTATATATCCAGATCAAGCTTTAAAATTAAAAGATGCGATTAGCACAACTCTTTCTCTTATAGAACAAAAGGAAAAAGAACTTCTTGTAAGGGGAGGTATGACTGAACAAGATTCTTTATTGGATCTTGAAGATATGCTAGTAAATGAAAAAGCAGAAAATACTATAACAGAAGAAGATGCAAAATTGTATTCTGAACTTATAAGTTTTAGAAGAGCAAAAAATAAAATGAGAGATTTTAAAGAAATGCAATCTAAAATAGACTCTCAAATATCAATTTATGATATATCTAAATCTGACTCTGACTATGTACAAGATGTATTAGATGAGCTTCTTCAAGGTCCAAAAAGGCTTTTTGAAATTGCTGAGTACGAAGATGGAAGTATTTCTCAATTTTATGACGATGTTTCTGCTGTTGAAAAACAATTAAATTTTGCTAAAGCTCTACACGAAAAAGCATTATCTAAAATAGAAGAAAAACCTTATAAGGAAACTGCTAAAGAACTTGAAGATATAATTAAAGATTTAGAGATATTGCTCGAACTTACAAAAGAAAATGTAAGAAATATAGAACTTAAGAATAAGAAAGAAGATCTTCACTATGCTGAAGCTGTGTTATCTTTTGCCGATTCGCTTAATACTAATGAAATAGTTATTACTTCTGAACAAACAGCAGATACCGCAGCAGAAGAAGCAGATATAGAAACTAAGGAAACCAAAACTAAAGTAATTAAAGATGTTTCTTTAGCGCAACTTATAGAATCAGGTCCTATCCTTGGCTCTATGGCGGTTATGGATTTATTAACCGAAGATGAAAGAGCTGATGAAATAGCTGAAGCTTTAAGAGGAACCTTGTCAAAGCTTTTAAATGGTTTAGATTTTATCAATGATATAGCAGGAACACTTTCAGCTACTCCAGCTGTGTACGACGACTATATAAAATCGGAAGCTGTAAAGAACCCATTAAGAGGTATTTTTCAAGTTTTAAATGTTATAGAAAAAAAGGAACCTGATAAAAGTGTATTAGGACCGCTAATAGAATTTAATAAAGATTATGATGTTATTAAGTTTAAAGAGAACATTAAAAACTATAACGGAAAAGTTCCTCAGGAAACTTTACTGGCCCTTATAAATCTTCATGCTGCTTTTGTTGGAATAGCACAAATACAAGATGCTCAAGAATCTGGATTTAGTCACGTAGGATTTTTAACAAAGATTAGAGAATATTTAAAAGCTAATCCGACTGCTCCAGTTCCTTCATCTTCTCAAATTAGAGTAGTTCGAGAGCTTGTCACTTTTGCTTCTTCTAGCGTTATTTCCGATGCAGAAATATTTCAAAATGGAGCAGCTTTAAAAGCTCCAGCTGGAGCTGGAAAATCTTTAGTAGTTTCCAAACTATTTAAATATGTAATGGGGTATGCTAATGAAGAAATTGCAAGTGCGGCTGCTTATGATAAAGCTGCAAAAAATATTGCGGAATCATTGGGACATCCAGATAATCCAAAGAAAATAACGGATTTAACCACTGAATTAGAAAACGGAACATTGTCCCCAAAAGTAAAATTTATTATAGTAGATGAAGCTGGGGCTTTAAATAGGGGGGACATAAACAATTTTGTTAGAGCTGTAAATAAGTATAATAATACAACTAAAGGTAACAGAGTTAAATATCTATTTTTATACGACCCTAATCAACCTGTTTCTGGAAATATATCTAAGCCAGCTTTAGATGATAACTATATAGCAAACTTTGTTACTACTGAACAAGAATATTATGAAGGAACTGAAGAGGTTAAAGCTGAATATAGAAAAGGACAAAGAACTCCTAAAGGAGATCCCTTAGGACATTCTGTAGCATTATCGCAAAATTTAAAACAAATAACACCCCTATCTACTACGTATCGTTCTGGTGTTTCTGAAGTTGTTGATTTACAAAATGCATTTAAATCTGACACGCCAATTAGTCAAATACCAACTGCGTCTTCTTTAGACCCATCGGTTAGTATGATTAATATATTTGGTACTTATGCAGAAGCAGGTACAAGCATTGTAAAAAAGTTTGCAGAATCTAAGGCAGCTAATCCACAAAGAAGTAGAGTTATTATTGTTGGTAACGAAGAAAAATTACAGCAGTATAAAAAAGCATTACCTGACGCTGACGTTCTTTTAGCACCAAGTGCTATGGGAATCACGGTTGATGAGGTATACGTTGATATATCTGTTGAAGATAATAAAAACTTTTCTAATCCAACAATATACAACCAATGGATGTATGCAGCAACCTCAAGAGCAACATCATATGCGCAGCTTGCTAACACTAAAGGAGCAACACATTTTGTAGATCCTAAAGTAGCCCCCTATCCTAAAAAAGATAATTTATCGGAAGAAGCTATAAAAAACTTAGATGAGCAAATAAAAGTACTCTCAGAAATAACTGGAAATGTTTCTGTTGATATTACTAGACCAGCCTCTAAAGAAGAGTCAGTTAAACCTAGTGAAGAAAGAACTCCAGACGAAACTCCAGACGCTCCGGGAGAAAATAAAACTGCCACAGATAACGAAGGAACTTCAGTGGGTTTTGATCAACAACCACAAGAAGAATCTGGACTCCATGTAATAAATGAACCAGTCGTTATTAATTTTGACAATAATTTACCACCCAGTACTCCACCTACAGGGGTTTCTCAAAAGTCTCAACCGTATAATTTAGAAAATCCAGCTTTTACTATATTTGAAGGAAACGAAGATTCCGGTATACCTCCACTAAGTATTGGAGATGAGTTAATGGTGTTTATAGATAATTCTAGAAAGGCTACTGGAGAAGAGGCAAAGCGTGTTGTTTTGGTAAAAAAAATAACAGGGAGTGATAGCGGGAACACTTACTATCAAATTGTTGGAGTTATTAACGACAAAGAACTTGGAGATTTCGAGAGAAATGTTGGTATAAATACTTCGAAACTTCCAGAATTTACGTTACAAAATACAAACTTGTATAACATTTATAAAATAAATGGACAAGTTACTGGTCACGAAACATTGTACGTACAAGAAGGAAGTCAAAGTATAAAATACACATACGATGGTAAACCACAAGAAGACTTAGCAGATATGCTAGATTCTGACGGTAAAATTTCTAGAGCACCACTACTTGAAAAATATATAGACCAAGTTTGGGGGAGAGATGCTTTAGAAAACGCTGAAGAAGTTATTAAAAACTTTTCTAGGTATTGTAAAATAATAGCTTTTAAAAGTATAAACGATGCAAGAAAAGTATTTGGAAAAGACATACCTGCAAGTAAATTACCTAGACCTGGAGTACCTTATTTAATAATACAAAACATCAAGTTAAAAACTGGGAATGTTGTTAAACCTCAGTTCATACAATTAGCAACAAAACCAGTTAACAGTAATGACGAGAAATACAAACCGCTTTACGACTTTATAGATAAGTTAAAACAGTTTGAAGATCTTTTACTTAAATCCGCTTATTTACCGGATGTTTATAGAAAGATAAAAGCTGGGGAACCTGTTGTTTATCAAAACATGCAGTTTTTTCCTATGCATACTTTAGTTAAAGTTTTTTCAGATGCTCATCACGATGAATCTATGAAAACAATAACTTTGTTAAGTAATAAACAAGCAGGTTTTAAAAATCTTTTTCCAGATTTAAAAAGAGAAAGCATTGATCCAAAACTATTAGAACTTGCTTCAGAACTTGACTTTTTAATTCATGGCGATTTAAATAGAGTTAAAGACGACAAAGGAAAATGGAAGCATGACACAAGGGCTTTTAAAGGTGCTGCTCAAAGTGTTTTTAATGATATAGGATCTCAAAACTTAGTAGCTTCTATAGATCAAGGGGAGAGAGCTGGTAAGCTAGTTTTACTTAGAAATTATAAAGTCAACTATACAACTACAGCTAATGGTACACAATCAAATACAAGTATTGAAGCTGCCACATTACTAGGGCCAATAACTTTTATTAGAAGAGATAACAGAGGAGCAAATAATCCTTTAATTTCAGAGGATTTGAAATCTAGATTAAGAACTTACGCGGCGTCTTTAGAACAAAGAGGCTTAGAGCAATCAGCTAGATATAAAGCTATTGTTAATTATCTTAATGTTATATCTGATCCAACAAAAATACCTCACTCTAATATTTTAACTAGTGAAGATTTATCTGATATTTTCATAGGGTCTAAAGATAGCGATGGTAATCTTACCAAAATATCTGGAGGATTTGGATTAAGAACCCCATCTCCTAACAGTGTAAATAATAAGGATACTAACATTGAGAATCAACCCGTAAATCAATTTGTGAGTCATTTATCTAGAATAGATAAAACTAGAATAATAGTAGCTAAAAATAAAAACGCTGTTCCGACTGAACAAGTTGAAACTGTAAGAAGTAGAAAATACGCTTTATTAGTTGCTGCTGGAATAGACACTATTTCTGCCGACACTATAGAAGAAATGTTTCCACAGGAAGAAATAGCAGAATTTATATCCACATTAAAAAGTAACACTTTAGAAGAGGCTCTTGAAAAGTTTAGAAAGAACGCTAAAGAAAAGTTGTATTACGAAACGGAAGTAAATAATAAAATACTTTCAGCTGTACAAAGTAGGCTAGGAATAAAAACTACTACTAAGGAAATGGTTAAACAAGATTTAATTGATTCCGTAGGTGTAATAGATAACCTTAAACCTTACGCTTCAATACCAACACCTTTTTTAAGGGCTTCCGTTTTAATTAAGCTTTTAGGAGTTACAGCTGTTTCTCCCAAAGATTTGTTTCCATTGCTAAGTTTTGTTAGAAAAAATTACGGGGCAAATAATTATAGAGGGGTTGGATTTGCAGAAGAATTTTTACAACTAGTAGTTAAATATAATACAGACGTCTCTAAAATAATTCCTAGAATAAACGAAATTAGCGCGGCTTATAAAGAAGTTGCAGACGAATTAGGGATACCATATAGACCTCTTTTAATTGACGAAAGTTTACCGCAAGATATTATTTATCAAATGATTGTTGATGGTTTAATTTTCACATTTTTAGAAGGCGGCAACATAAATGGTCAATATTTAAAAGGTGTAAGTGAATTTGGTAGAGAAGCTAGGCAAAAGCATTTGGATAATCAAATAAACTTAGCCGCAGCTTTTACTAATATAGTTGATAACACAGTTGTAAAAACAGAAGATATTAATACAGTAATAGAAGAAACTCCTGACGATAAGATTGAACAAAAAGTAGAACAAGTAGTGGCGGCTGCTGAAAATAAAGTAGTTAGATTTGCTGAAAATTTGTTAGAATGGATTAACAATAACGCAGACGCTGAGGCTGCAGATATTATGCAAGAGGCGTATAATATTGATGACGATTTAGCAATTGACTTTATAAATAACCAAGACGCGTATGATAACTGGGTATCATTTTTAAAAGACGTTATTAAACAAGGAACTCTGAGTAGATCTAAAAGTTTTTTAACAGAAGATATAGGAACCCCACTTAGTATGAAAGAAGTGGAAAATCTTGTAGATAGATATACGCCTAGAAGTTTTTTCTCTATGTTAAGAGAAATTGTTTCCGGAAATGCTCCAAGAGAACTTTTTAATATAGTTGAATATGGTAAACTTGTTAATAACCAAGGCAAACAAGTTTGGGGGTTATATAAAAATGGCGTACTGCACTTTGCTAAACTTGCTTCTGGAGGCGTTTCTTCAAAAGTAGTTAGGCACGAATTATTTCACAAAATATTTTGGGAATACCTAAAACCTTCTGAACAAATAGCAGCTTTAGCTTTAGCTCAAGAAAAGTATGGAAACCTAAGTCCAGAGGCTTTAGAAGAAGCACTTGCTGAAGAATTTGAAGATTTTGTTGTCACCAAACGTAAGTCATTATTGTCTAGGCTTTGGGAAAAATTAAAGCGTTTGTTAGGCTTTAGTTATAACCACATGAATTCTATAGAAGAATTTTTTAACTTAATAGAAAATAAAACGTTTTATAAATCTGTTAGGGGGTTTGAATCTGTAGAAAGATCTTCGGTTAATGTTAGAGCGGTATTTGATAACTATGATGAATTTAAAATAGTTAAAGATATTATATTAGAAAAAGTAGTTAGAGATCAAGTAGAAAGAAGAAAGGCGGAGCAAAATGGAAATGTTCCTGTAAAATCTTTTGCTGAAATAACTGTAGACGCCATGGCTTATTTGCAAACAGTAAAAGATATGGACGCTGTAGATTTTCCAGAAGGTTATACTCCAGATCAAATTAATACTGTTAAAAGAGCCGTAACAAAAGCACTTAACAATAAAGATTTCTTAAATAATTTTAATAATGATTATTTTTCTGATGCAAATAACAGGGTTGATTTTATAGAGTTTCTTAAAGACATTAGAGATAGAAAGTTAGAAGAAATTAGAATATTAAGGGAAGACATAACAGCTAGATTAGAAAGAGGAGAAGAAGTTTCAGCAGATGAAATGTCTGAATTGGAAGAAGATGATGAAATGGCTGGAATTTCTGATGAAACTTACGACAGCATGTTGGTAGATCCTAAAACTAAACTTACTGGATCTATTAAACAACGCTTGATTTCTATAGAGTATTTTGTTAAAAACGAGAAACACTACGCCGATTTATCCACAGCTTTTACAATCATTGTTTCTAAAGTTGCTTCAATACCTAAGGGAAGCCTTAAAGAATCTCTAGAAGCAATGGCTAGAACCTTTACTTACAACATTAAAGACAAACCAAACATTAAGGTTGCTGTTAATAACTATATGTCTAATATGGCTGTTGACATTTTGAAAAAGCTTAATGATCCAAATTTACCCAAAAATATTTCTTTCAGAAAAGACGCTAGCCATAAATTTATTTATGCAGTAGTAGATACCCTTAATGAAGATGTTTCACAAGTAACTAGAAATGATTTAGAAAGTAATCCAACTAGATACAGAGAATTCGTTATTGAGGCTGGTAAAAAGGTAGATGATGTAATTAATGAAATAGCAGAAATAACTTCTTTACCTAAAGAAAATGTTGCTAAAGTTTATTATTTGTACGAAGACATAGATTTTATTAAATCATTGCTTTCTTCTGTTGGTTCCCTTAGAAAATCTAAACCATATGTTTGGCAAAAAGGATTTAAGTATGTCTATAAAATGTCTGGATACATCGCAAGAAGTGGCGGTGGACAAAGAACTTTTGTAGCTAATGTGGAGTTTGCTTTTAATGATTACGTGCAAAAAGCCGTTAATGAAAATAGAAGAGATTTATTTACGCAGGATTTAAAAACAAAAATAGCAAAAGCAAAAGCCAGTCAAAATATTGAGGATAAAACTAAAGCTGTTAATACATTTTTAAAGGACATAGGCGTAACTAAAAAATTAGGTGATGCTTCAGTTAGTTCAAAAGAAGCTGTATTTGAACGACTTAGTAAAAGTATAGATGGCATATCTTCTAGATATAATGCAGCCTTAGACGCAGCTCAAAAAAGTGAATCCGATAATCCTGAAGATAGAATTACGGGAACAGAATTGCTTGAAAATGAATACGGACTTTTGGACGAAATAGCTAACATGATTAATTCACATTATACGTTAGCCGAATCCGGAAGTTACACTAGAGGCGATGGTAAAAAAGCATATGGTTGGATAGACGCATCTTGGCAAACAGATGTATTCAATATATTCCAAAGAATTAAAGAAAAGTTACCATTTAAAAAGTTATCTATTTTTGAACTTAAAGATGGTAAAATTTCTAGTAATGATGTGTTTTTGAAAGACAATATTTTCTTTACAAAAAAGAACGACATATTTGAAACTGTGGACCATGATTCTATTAAATGGAAAGACGGTTCTAAATTTGCTAAAACTCTTAGAAAAGAAAATCTTAAAGAGTTTAGAGAAAGAAATATTGCTGGAAACTTTTTTGTTACTTTAGCAAATAGAGGAGGTAAGTATTATCAAGCTCTTCCAATTCCGTCTAACCGTACGAGCGTTCAAGCTGTTTTAGTTAATAGCTTTAGAACTCAAGAGACTATTGATGAAGCCATATTACAAATAATACGAGCTCAAAAAAATAGACCTGATCCAGATGCAAAAAATCCTGATGGAAGTTTAGTTCATCCCGAACTTAATAACTCTAAAACTTATAGAGAGCGTTGGAAAGAATTTACATTTGCAGGATTAAGTGGGAATGTAGATAGTATGACCGAGCAGCAAGCTTTAAAAGCAGTTAAACAACATGTAGCTAACATGGTAAATGGGGAAAACGGTTTGTTTGAAGCTTTTAAAGAAGAATTAAATTCTCCTCCAGAAGTTCAGATACCTACTTGGGCAATTAGTAAAGCATCTTCTTTGCTTGGACTAGCAACAATACCTAAATGGGATAACAATTTAACTGATCAAGAAAAAGAAAGATTTTTTAAACAGAAAAATGCTGCTGTAAAAAAAGGACTAGAGTATTTTTATTACAACTATGTAATCAACCAATATTCTTTATCCCAAATAGTTTACGGAGACGAAACTTTTTATAAATCTAAAGAAGATCAAACCAAACGTATCCAGATAGCAACAGCTACTGGAGATACTCTTTTGGTGGATGAGAAATTTGGTATGCCAAAAACCTCTAAAGTTTTAGTTGTAGAAGATCTTAAGAGAGTAGTAGACCCAACACTTCACGATATGCTGGCTTCTTCTTATGACCAAGAGTATGAAGCTTCAGATGCTGAAGGATTTATGCTGCCGGAGTTTTACGAGAAACTTGCCTCTGCTTATGGTTTTGACGCTAAAGCGGACGTCATATTAAAACCTGTTTATTTCTCCATAGAAAATGGAGTTCCTAGAGCTATTAAATATTCTGTTAAAGTATTAACTCCGGAGTTAATAAAACAATATCCTCACCTAGCTTCTTATGCAGATGCCATGAGAGCAAAAGGGGTAGACCAAATGGTTTTCGCTTCTGCTGTTAAAATTGGTAGCCCTGCTGTAAAAGCTAAATTAGACGAAACTGGTAGAATTATTGCTTCAAGTTTAGACGAGAAAGCTATTGTTAATATTAATAATGAGAACTTACGTTTCCAGTTAAATCCGGCAAAGAGCGTTGAAGGTAGCGTTGCTAATAAGTCTCAAGGTACTGCTATGATGAATACCAATGGTAAAAATACAGCAGAAACTTTTGAAATGCACAAAGCAAACGCATTTATAATAGAAAATGGATTAAGAGGTTTATCTAGAAAACTAAGGCTTACTAGAAAAGGTGGTGTTACAAAAGGCACTGAAAACAAAATACGCAGGATGCTTACCTCGTTACTTCAGGGACTTCCGGGAGCAAGAGATGTATACGAAATGCTCAGTTTAGGAACAGGAAAAAATAAGGTTCCATTAGACATGCCTTTGATTGGAGATAGAGTACTTTCCAATTTATCTTCAATATTTACAAAAGCAACTACCGGCTTTAGATTCCCAGGTTCTAAACTTGTTCTTCAAGCAGATTTGGGACCGGTAGAAATTGATGGGGTAATGCGTAATCTTAAATGGCGCGACGAAAACGGATTTTGCGAAGTTATACTACCTGAAACATATAGACCATATATGGAACAAATTAAAGACGGTATAATTGGTTTCCGTATCCCCACATCAAACTACCACTCTTTAGTTCCACTTAAAGTTGTTGGTTTTTATCCAGTTCCACCAGGTTCTAAAGGAAACGTTATTATTGCCCCATCGTTAATAGTTTATTATCATGGATCTGACTACGATATTGATACATTATTTGTAGCTAGAAAAGATTACCCAAATGAAACTATAAACTTAAACGAACTTATTAAAGGAATAGATCCAGAACATCAAGATGATCCTAAATTAATAGTTGAGGCTAATGAGCCTTATGGATTTAAAAATAACGAATTAATTGATTTTGATGGTTACAAACTATATGAGTATTTAGATAAACACATATTAAAGGTAAATAAACAATTAGAATCATTAACTAAACAGTTACAAGGAGCATCAGAACTTCAAAAAGAAGCAATTGAAAATGCTATTGAAGATAAAGAAAAAATATTACAAAGTCTTTCCGATATAGCTGAGTACGCTGCTAAAAACTTTATTGTTCATAATTTCTCTACGAATATGAGGAACATGAAAAATAGAAAAGATCTTCTTACACCTATTTCATTTGATAAAATAATAACTCTTAGATCTGAGCTTAAAAAAGAACTTAGCGAAAAATTAGATGATGATAAGTTCCTACAAACTCTTGAAGAAAGTGGTTTAATTAAACAGATATGCCAGTAACTTGTAAATATATAATAAATGATGTAGAATATACCAAAGAAGAACTTAAGCAAATGTTATTGGAAAAAGGAATGGGGGTTTTACTTGAAGGAGTAGAATCCCCTTCTCCACTAGCTTCTGTGATAGTTGAGAGGTATGATTTTATAAATAAAACCGAGTCTATAATGGAGTTGTGAACTCGGTTAGAAATAAAGAAAAATGGTAAGGAAGTAAGTGGTTATGTAACTAAAAAACAAGCTGACGAAGCACTTAATCCAAAAGGAAATCTTACCGATTACTCCACACAAGAAAAAATAAGATACAACACTTATTCCGGTATTGCTCTTACTGGTATAGTAGCTAACTTCTCTAAAGTGTTTGGTTATATATTTGACGCTACTCCTCCAACAGAAATATTAGACACCAGAACTAAAACTGTAATGTCTGTTAATAGTGCGGAGATAAAAACTTTAATGCAAGAAAATGATGCTCCAACTATCGAAAGGCTCATCGAAAAGATGCCTCACTTAAGAATAACAGGAAGGGAGAATCCAAAATTTTCGGATATGAAAATCTTTTCTGGTAAGGGAGCTAATGAAGTTGTTTCTTCTTCTTTTATAAAATGAAATGGAAAAGCTTTAAATGCATTTAGACGCATAGCTTTTGATGGTACTAATGTGTTCGAAGACATAGATACATTAATTAACCTTGCTATTGACAACGTTAAAATGCAAAAGCTTCACTTGCTGGGCATTACAAACACAAATGCTAATATATTTTTGACGCTTCTTGCTAGTGGGGTACCTCTTAATTCAGTATCTTTGATGTTTAAATCTCCAGTAATAGCTAAGATCAGTGAAGGAAAAAGATGGACACAAGAAAGTATTGAGGAGATAAGTAAAGACTTGCATAAAACTTACGCAAGTAATGAAGACTTGTGGCCTGAAGTGGCTAGAATATTAAAAGATGAGTATAACGTACAAATCTCCGAAACAAAAATATCTGGACAAAGCTTTTTACCTCTTAATAGTATATTATTTGGTTTGTACGGCCAACAAGGTAAAAGTACTAAAGGTTTAACTGATGAACTTCTAGAAAAAGTTTACACTGGACAAGCGTCAGAAGCTGAAACTCTTATTGCCAATTTGTTTCTTTTAGAAACTATGCGAGCAATGATACCTCTTGGTCAAGAGACATTTAAACAATCAATGATATACAAAGGCCTTCGTTATTTGCCGAATAAAATGTGGCAGATAACTTCGCTTATAGATAACATAGAAAGTTTAGCTCACTTTAAAGGGGAGGCCACTGGAACTAGAGGAGAAATCAAGAGCATTGCAGAAAGAATAGTTGGCAGAATCACTGGTATAGAAAAAGAAGAAGCTTTAGAGTTTGTTAAAGAATTCAGCTCTATGATGTACACAGCTAACAATCAAATTAGAGCTAACTATGTTAACCGCGTAATAAGAAAAACAACATCCAGAAAAGTTGAGCCTTCTAATTCTTCGGCTTTTTCTAATGTCGCCATATTAAATTTGCCACACGTTAAGGCGCTTTACAGAACAGCAATAACTTTTAGAAATGTTTTGGAGCAAATATTTAATATATATTCACCAACAGTTCAAAGATTTGTAGAAAATATAACTAAAGAAGCAAACTTATTTAGTGCGTATGACTCTATGGACAAGGCTGGAGAAGTTTCGAAAGAATTAATTAAGTTTTTAACTTCCAATCTTAAATTTAAAATAGGGGATGTCGAAGTTTCAAATTATGTTGAAGGAAACGCTGAAAATGCTAGAGCTTGGCAAAGAGAATTTGTAAACACTTTATTTAAAGTACACAATGAATTAGATGACAACTCATTTGTAAACTCACTAGAATTTAGTAGTTATAATGGCGTTAATAGAGCTATGATAGTAGCTGACAAATTAGATGATGATGAAGTAATAGAAAGAATTAGGGACGGATTTGAAAAGTTGTATAATACAGAAGAAGTTCCAATTGGAGATGGAAAATTTATTAGTGGCAAGCAATTGGCATTAGATTTATTTAAATACTCTTTGATGACCGATAGTATGTACTATGAAAAAACCGGTTTTTCATTAATATTTCCTCCCGAATGGGGATTTGCTTTTGCTAAAGCTTTTGCTGCTCGCATGGAATCTGTTATTCCAAAAGATTCTTACACTACTGACGCAAACCTATTGAGTATAAAAGACAAGTTTTTGTATCAGTTAGTTAGGGCCAGACCAGATCTTATTGGTAGATTTCCAAAAGCAAAACCAGTTACAGTTAAAGTTCCAGTGCCGCAAACTAAAATCAAAAAAACTATTTATGCTGGAAGTACAAACTACCAATCATCTCAAGAAGAAGATACTGTTTCTACTGTACACTATGATTTAGTTTTCCCGGTAGCGCCGAACGCATCTACCCCTAGATTTATAAGTTATTATGATCAAGGTGTGTTTATGCTTGTAGATACTCCTGGAAGTGGTATGTCCTACTATGTAAAAATAGGGGATAAAACTCCTAGTGCTTATAATTTTTCTCTTTTCGATTTAGATAAATCGTTTGATTTAAAAGCCTTGTTTAATCTTGGAGATTATAAACTTGTTAATAGTAGCATTATTCAAGGGGGTAAAATAAGATTAAAAAAGAAAAAACTATCTTTACAAAAATTTGATCGTGTGTTAGCAATTGATTTATATTCTGTAGATCCAACAACAGCCACTGCTTATTACGTTAAAGATATACAAGAATCTGAGGGAGTAACTACTTATATTTTAGGAGCAACTGAACAAAGACCTATGTACTCGACTCAATTAATTGAAAGGGTTAGAAAAGGTTTTAAAAAGTTTCTTAACACCGATGTTAACGCTACCGTTGTAGTTGATACGGTATCAGAATATTTTAGAAAAGAAAGAACAAGTAAAGATTTAGAAGCATCTACTATTGTTATTTCTCCTAAAGAAGAACGTTCTATAAAGTTACCATTTTTTAACATACCAAAAGATTTAACTGAGCAGCAACAACAAGATATACTAGATGAAACTGCCGTGATATTAAATGAAAAAGTAAAAGATGGAGCAACAATAGTTATAACTAAAGATGTTTTTGATTCGGTTAGACGGTATAAAATATTAAATAGAGGTCTTGTAGATTTATTTTATAATAAATTGAATTATATAGACAGAATACTTCCGCCAACTAATGTTCAACAAAAATCGCCAGAGCTAACTATAGCAATTAAAGAAAACGAATTAGACGTTGAAATGGTTGGAAATATTAGTTTAACTAAAGATGCAAGTGGTTTAGTTTATACCCCTGCACAAGGACCGCTTGCTAAAAAGAAAGAGGGAGATATACTTTATTTTGGTAATGGGCTGTATGCTTTTGTATCGGCTAATACTGGAACTAATTTAACTATGTTTACTTTTGACAAAACCTTTTTACAAGAATTAGAAAAAGGAATGAAAACAGCAGACTTTATAGAAGTCTATAATCAAAAAAATAAGTGCTAATGGTCTGTCCAAATAAAAACTCAGAAGAGTGGAGAAGGCTTGTAGAAATGCACGGAGAAGAAGCTGCTTTGGTATTGTATAATACTGAAGCAGTAACTCCTTCGTTTAACGAACCCGTCTACAATGCTATATTAACTGCAATACGAAGAAACCCAGTATTCTTTAGAACTAAATATGCAGATTTTTTAGGGGGTTCAACTTTTTCAGAAGAACTAATGGCTAGAATTTTTTATTCTAGATTTGATGGTTTAAACGTTAGGTTAGAAGGAGATAGTGTAATTGTAGAAAGTCCTATGATGGCTACTCAAGAAAAAAAAGAAGGTGTAGATTATGTATTTAAAACAACACCGGAGTTAGCTTCTGTAGGAACTAAAGAACAGTACTCTCAATATCTAAATACTATTTTTCCACAAAGTAAAATGCAGGATGTGGTGTACCATGGCACTTTGGGGGACTGGTATAAAACACAAGATTTTGATAAAAACAAAGCCACAAAAATAACAGATAATAAAAGTAATCAAGCTGGTTACTTTTTTGGGGATTTTAACGTCGCTAATATTTTTTCTTCAATTGATTTAGCAAATCTTTGGGTAGCTGCTAAAAGTTCTGACGACACTCTTTTAGATAAATTACTAGATAATATACAAAAATCGTTTAATTTAACTGACTCAGAAGTAGTTAAGTTAGTTGAGTATGTTTTAAGTTTTCCAGAATTAGAAGGTTTACTTAAAAAAGAAAAATATTTTCAAACAGGAGCTAGTGTAAATATTCCCGTAATACTTAATATGGAAAATCCTGTTGTAGGAGACACTAAACTATTTGCTGGAGGAACTCGTGGTGAAGGTGATGTAGCTTTAGAGTACATAAACTCTTTAGGAGGAGATTCTGTTATATTGCCGCAAGTTGAAGATGCTGGACCTGGGGGAGAAGAATTTGAAGAAGGTAGAAACTTTATAGTAAAAAACAAAAATCAAATACATATACTTGGCTCTAATAAAGACATCGCAGGTTTTAAAGAATTTGTAAAAAACAATGTAAAAAATAATGTTTCTACACCAAAAACAATTACTTTATTTCCAGAAACAAATGAAAATGTTTTCTTACCGGTAAAAGCTAGTACAAAGTTAACTAATTTATTAGAAGAGCTTTCTGCTAGATTTTCAATACCGTATCAAATAATAGATGACCCAAACCAAAAATTTAGAGGTAAATACGTAAACAGGGGTAAAGAAAAGATAGTAGTAATTAACGTTGCTTATGCGACCGAAGATACTCCGCTTCACGAATATTATCACCCATTTGTATCTACATTAATGCAAACTTCTCCACAAACATTTGAAATTCTTTATAAAGAATCTTATGTTAACAATGGGATAGAGGATAGAGAAGAGAGTGTTGTTCAGTATTTAGGAGAGCAAGCTATAAGTAATAAATATAATCTATATCTAAAATACTTTTTAAATTATATTAGAAACTTTTTAGGATTAAAAAATTCCTTGACAGCTACCTCAACGCTAATAGAAGTTTTAAATACTTTTGAAAGGGGTATGACTATTTCTGATAACGTAATAAGAACTGCTTATCAAAGATTAGATGAAGCCGAGGAAGCTGTAGCCAATGGACTTGGAGCTAAAAAGAAACCTAAAATAGATTATATTAATGAGTTAGAAAAACAAGCACAGGGCTGGTCTTCTTTTGATAATTCTGTATATTATGAAAACATTAGTACTGGAGAAAAAGCTAAACGTATTACTTCATTTGTTGGGGATGTGGAAGTTGGAGAATTTTCTTCTAAGCAAAAACGCTATTCTAACAGTGATGCTGAATATGAAGCGAAAAAAGTTTTTGCTAGAAATGGTGTAAATATCTATGATAAAAACGAAGATGAAATAAAAGAAACAATAACTATACAAGGTGAAAGGTTGACTTTTCAAGATGTGTATAGAACTATTGAAGCCAGATTAAATGAGTTTAAAAATAAAGGTAAGTTAATTCACGCTTATTTTCAATATGTTTTAGAACAAAACCCACAAAAGAAAGAAGAAGCTAAGCAAAACGCTATTAAGTATGCCAAAGCAACTAAGGCAGATTTTATTTCATTAGAGTCTCATCCCAGCATTAAAAGAATAAAAAATAATTTAGATAAAATTTTTGAAGCTGCGGGAGTTATAGTAGACTTGGATAATACTCTACCCCCAGGACTAAGAGACAAAGTTTCTTCAGAAGGTGTAATAGTTTCTGATTTAATGGTAGATAAGGATGGTAATAAACTTGCTACAACATATGACGGACTTTTTGTGCATCAAAACGGGGAAGCTACTTTTGTAGATTTTAAAACCGGTTGGTTAACTAGAGATTCTAATACCAACCAAATGATAAAGTATGGAGAAGAGTTTGGTATAAATGACTCTAGATTATCCAGAGCTTATTTGGAAAAAGCTTTGAGAACTGTAATGCTTAAAGAAAAATTTCCAGATTTAAAATTTAGATCAATTAAATTGTTGGTTATAGATGCTATGGGTAATCCTACGGCCATGGAACTAGACTTAGAACCATATCTTTTTACCATACAAAATTATTATAAAACAAATCACCCTAAAATCCATGACGAAATGGAAAAAAAGGGATTGTTTAAATTGTCTAATTACAAAGGAGTAACTCAATCACTTATAGATTTACATTCTGAAATATCTCATTTGTCTAGAGACGAAAAACTTATTTATTTAAAAAACAAATTGTCAGATCTTTATTTAAGATCTTCTAAGGAACAAGTAGAAAGAGACCCAAGAAAAAAAGCTTTAAGTATAAAATACTCACAGGCAATACTGGAGATAGAAAAAGAACCCACTATAGATCTTAAATCTAAAACTCCAGACTTAGGTTTTTTCTGGAAAATTAAAAACTTTTCTGATGTAGATAACCCAAGAATACAAGTTTTACATAAAGTATTATTAGAAGCAAAACAAAGGCTCAATATTTTTTCAAAAAATTTGGAAGAAAACCATGATAATTTGTTTTTAAAGCTAGTGAATGAAAGGGTTGGTCCTAACGACAAAATGAATAAAGCAGCTTTGAAAGGACTTGAAATGGTTCACTTCGCCTCTATGGCTACTTGGAATCCAATTCTTGCTGCTGGTGTTGTTGCCGCACATAATGCTATTGCCTCTAAAACACAAATGGATACTAGAGATTTTTACGCGTTTATGTGGAGAAAGTCAGATGAGATAGGCGGAACTGGTTACTACCTTAACACAAAGAATACTTATGTGAAGAATGGTAAAGAAGTTCCAATGACAAAAGCTGAGCAAGATTATAGAAACTACGTTCATAAAACAATGAAGGAGGAGTATAATAAATTTGCTAAAGAAATAGTTGGTTTTGATGAAGTAACTAGGCAACCTATTTATAGATACAGTTCTTTAGGTTTACCAGAAGAAATGCCTCTAGATTTCATGCCTAGAATACCTAAAAGTATAAATGAAATTAGAGAGGAAGAAATAAAAACTTCTGGTTATGGAGCAGGATTAATGGGTCTTAAAACCACTGTTGGAGAAGAATTTAAAAGAAGCTTAAATGGTTTCTTTGAAGATAAATATGGTAGAGGATCTGAGGGAATACAATTTAGATACTTTAAACATACAGATTCTCCTGGTATAGTAGATGCAGAAAACCACAGCTTTAACGGCCAAATCGCTTTCAAAATGTTCATGATGTCCATGAAAACTAAGCAAGAAATGGACCCTCTTTATGATCTAGCTAGGGGCGTTCGTAATGCTTTAGATGAAGAGCTTATGGAAAGTGGTGAAGAAGCTAGGTATTCTAATACAGTTCAATGGTTAGATGATGAAATATATACTCAAATATTAGGAAGACAAAAAACTGAAAAAGTTTTAACCAGAGCAGTAAGATGGAAAGCTGGTAAGTTAACTGAAAAAGTAACAGGTATAAAAGAAGGCACCGACGTAAGAATCTCTGAAATCGAAATAGTTCGTTGGCTAAGAACTTCTGTATCTTTTTTAACACTTGGATTTAAAGTTATTTCCCCAATAAGAAATGGTATATATGTAACATTACAAACAATATCCCAGTCAACTAAAAATATAGTAACAAAAGGTCTGTCTAAAATATATGGAGTCGATGTAGAAGAACTAGGACAAATAGATTTAGTTGGTGGTAAAATAGTTTTTAATGATTATATTGCTAAGGCAATTATGGGAAAACCAGAGGAATCTAAATTATGGAATATTGCTAAAGCGATTAATTGGTTGCCAGATAACTACGTAATAAGCGACGAGGATATTAAAAAAATGGAAGCTGTCTCTAAAATAGGTCTTGGAGAAAATGCTTATGCTGCTTATTCATTATTTGAAAATTTTTCATCCCTTTGGCATTTGGCTGGATTATTAAAATCAACTAAAGTATTAGATAAAGATGGAAACAAAATATCCCTTTGGGATGCTCATGATGATAAAGGTGGGTGGAACATGGGTGTTCGCGGCGTAGTAGAAAACTCCGACGGAACAACTACCGAACTTAAAGAGCTTACGGCAATGGAGATAAAGGCTCTTAAAAGAACTCACGAAAGAGTATCTGGCTCTTACAGAAAAGATGAAAAAATCGCTATGGAAGCTTCTGTATGGGGAGACTTCTTAGCTCAATTTCAAAAACACGCATTCCAATATGTTAAAGTTTTATTCGGGTCTAAGTATAGAGATCGCAGTATTGGTAAATATGTTTTAGTTGGAAAGAAGCCAGATGGTATGCCTATGTATGAATGGCATTCCGAAATACTTCAGGGACAAATAAAGATATTCTTTGCTGCTTTGTTTGCTGCTATTCAGGGAAAGCATATGGATTACATGACTGGAGGAGATCTTGGAGAAGCTACTTTGAAAAATGCAAGAATTAGAGCTATGTCTTCATTAATAAACACGCTTATATGGTGGTTAACAATGTTAGCCATTTACTCTTGGGCATTTGATGATGAAGAAGAAAAGACTCCATTAGGAAAATCTGCTGCAAGAATTGTAACAGATATGTCTCGATTCCTTTCGTTAAAAGATATTCTTGATGCAACAGATAAACCAGTAGTATCTTTGGAGGTAGCAAACAAAATAGGTAAATCTACTTGGGCGCTTCTTACTGAAGGTATGTCTGGAGAAGTGGATAAACAAGGTTGGCCTAAGGGCCTTAGAGGATTTTTAACTCTCACACCCGGTTATTCTTCTAGATCACAAATAGAACAGATACTTGGTAATGATGAAGACCCAAGTTTTCTTTATGGCATCTACCCACTTAAATAGTGGGCGTCACTCAAAAAACATCCCCCTGCCCTCTCGCAAGAGAAGACAGGGGGTTTTTGTTTTTACTGAACTCCTTTAAGGGCTTTCAGTAGATCAGTTACTTTTTGGTTGTACTTGTCTTGCCAGCGGATCGGCAGGATACTGTAGAAGATCTTGAGCAGTTCTTGCTCGTCTTTGGTGAGAGACTTCTTACCGGTGATGGTCATAATGGTCAGGATAGAGTCGTCGATAAACTTATCAATCTCCTGCTCAGCTATGGGTTTATTCTTGCAGTTGTTGCACTCCCCTTTGCAGGCGCAGTAGCCCGGATCAATGAGTTTCTCTGCCAGGGATTGAGGCGTTTCTTCATGGTACGAAAAGCAGCACTTGATGATCTTTTTCCTTGTTTCGTCTGAAGCGAGGGTAGCGCCGGAGAATTTGGCCGGATCAACAGACTTTGGGTAATACCCCTCTATTTGGTATGGGATCCTCATGTCTGTGAGTTGACGGCGCATTTCGATGAACAGAGGCTCTGCTACCAGAAGGAAATCCTGATCATCATACTGCATTGGAAAGCAGTCAATCATGTCCTCAGTTTCTTCAATGGGACGGTTGTCGATGCCATCTTCTGTGGAGAATAGTGGGCGGAGTTGCTCCAGTGGAACCAGAAGAAATTTCTTTTTGGTCATTGTTAATTTGTTTGGTGAATGTTAATAAAAAAGAAAACCCCCATCCCTCCGTAATGGAGAGTGGGGGTTCTTTGTTTTCATAAGTCTACTTTTGCTTCAGGCTAATTTTTAGCCCTTGAGAATAAGTAAAGATCGACAACTATGGACATAATGTCCTGCACTCGTGACGTTTCGGCGTTTAGTTTGTGGATCTTTTTAGTCAGTCTTTTCACAACCGTACTCTTAGTCTCCGACTCAAAAGCTTTCTTATTCTTGCTTTTTGCGGTCTCATAATAAATGTAAGCCTGGGACATGAATCTTCCGAAAGAAGGGGAAGAGCGTTCAATTGATTTAAGTATAAACGTCTTCTTATCCCTCCTTACTTCCTCTAATTCATAGAGGTCTTTTTCACTTAACCCGAGTTCATTTAGCGATAGATCTTTGAGATTATCATACCGCCCGATCAGCTTAAGCCGATTTCAGTTCGTAATCCTCGTGAGAAAGGTCCAATTCGATCGTAGTTTGATCTGCGACCTTCTCATTCAGTTCGACACTGTCGTTATAGTATCCATATACTTCATTACGTGGAAATGGTTTGCTATATACTTCCGCACCATCAGGCAACACAACTCCTATCTCTCGCTCCCATCTTTGCTTCCACAAATCGCTCTTTAGGAAAACTAGCCTATTTCCGTAGCGGGAGTGTGATGGATTATCAGGGAAGTATTTGTCTACCACTTTCCGATCTGCCTCAGAATATTTGCCCTCAATAACTTTAAGGACAAAGTTCTCTCTTACCTCTTCCGGTGTAGAGAACACAAAGAGTATTCTTCCATCCTGCGGTGAATACTGCTCTTTAAAATGTGGATTTGATTTAAGGTGCTCCACAAGTTCCTGAGGAATGTTAGAGTTGTACTCCATTATGAAATACTTACCTTCCTTTCAGTTACGATACTCGGGACGCTGATGGTCACCAAGATATGTCTGTGTATAGAAGGCTTTATCAAAAACGCTGAGGGGTTCGTTCTTGCGCAGTTCAAAGATTGGAGAAATAAAGTAGGTGCTTACTGCGTGATTATGTGTCATATAGTTACCTTTTAGACTGTTTAAGTTTTATTAGGTGAATACTTTAAGGGGTATCCTCCCTTCATTTTGATAGATTTCTCTAGGGTATATTCATTGGTCAGTTTCCACATGCCAAAGATAATCCTCAAGAAGTTGGTAAATCCCTTTATGGTATTTGTTATTAAAGTTACCTCCAGTAAACCCAGCTTCTCTCTCCTCCTTAGAGGTAGTGTAGATTAAAGCGGGATTAAAAGATGAGGTTTTAGTCTCAGCTACTATAAAGATAAAGTCCTTTAGAGTATAACCTTCTTGAAGTAGATCATACACTGGAGACTCTTTTGTCTTTAAAGCATACTCATATAAAGCAGCTTGTGTGTAGTAGCCATATAGAATATAGTTAAGTGGGAATTCATAAACAGATTTCCCTATTGTTTTTAGATCAAAAGGCTCTATAGTTTTTTCTTGGTGGTCGATCTTAATCCCATCCAAGAGAGCTTTAAACTCATGATCTTTAAGAGTAAAATATATAGGTACTTGGTGAAGTAATTCTTCATGTATTTTATTTCTTTGAAAGTATGAAAATGCGTAGGGTGAATCCATAACTAAAGATACAGCCTTTTTAGCTGAGTCGTATTCATCTTTAGATAAAATTGTATACCCATCTTCTTTATAAGTATTATAGTATTCAACAGCGTCTGGTGAAGTTCAGAACTTATTAATCACCCAATCAGCACTCATCTTATAACCACTCATTCAGTAAGCACTCATGTAATCTTCCTTAGGAGAGTCTTTAGTTATTCCCTTAGGTAAGTTAGAAACAAATGTGCCCATAAAGCCATAAGGCTTATTTACTTCGAGTACTTTAAACTTACTAACTCAGGCTTTAGGATCTGTTAATAAACAGTCTACTGCTGAGCCTATTCTTAAAGAAGCCGAGTCATCTTCAAATAGTTCTGGGTTATCCTTCTTTAGTTTTAGTATTCTTGGATTTGCGATTGCTTTTAGCAGGGAGTTGGATATTCTCGGAGATTTGTAATATTCTGTTATCGGATCATTCTCTATCATTCTTTATTCACTTTTTTAATATATCTATACATACTAACACCTCTTTTTGGTTTGTAGGCATTAATAGTAATCACCCCTTATTCTTTATCGTATACTTAAAGATCTTTCATCTCAGGTCAAATGCGGGCCTCCTAAGACCCTTTGTCTCAATTACTCAATTCTTTCCGCTAAAGTCTGGAGAATATACAATATTTTGATACTTGTTGTTCTTTACTTTAAGTTGTTTGTTTCTCTTTTCGATGTCAATTCCTTTAAAAACAAAGGAAGGGAATAACTCAATTTCCTTTTCGTACTCAAAAGTTATCCCCTCCTTCGTTAGTTGTTCTCAAGCGAATTCCTCGAGGTTATTGCGGGTTCTCATTTCTTCTTTTTGTTTGACTGGGCCTTGTTCAGCTCATCCATGTAATATCGGATTGCGATGGCATCATCTGGCACGAAGTTGGTGCTGATGTCCACAACAAGCACTTCATGGCTGTCGGTATTGATGGACACTGTGGCAGTTGCGTAATCCAGATCGAGAAGATCAATCGCCCTGTTCACTGTGTCGAGGATCTCTTCACGGTAATCATCCTTCAGGAAGGAGGGCAGATTTTCGCGAAGGATTCCATTGGTGATGGTGTTCTTACCATCAAACAGTTTGTTTCCGCCATTTGGGATTGCAGTGACGGTGCCGGTCACTTCTCCTTTGTTTCTCCGCTGAACTACTGCGCTGGGCAGGCTGTTTTGCATTCCGGTCATTGCTTGGACTGCGCTTACCAAATCATCAATTTCCATCTGGAAACCGTGATTCACTACCACAGCCATGAAGTCATCGAACGAAAAGTCGTCAAGGAATACACCGGCAAGGAAATCGCCAGTCTTCTTGTTGTAGTACTTATCGGCGCTGAAGAAATCGGGGACTGGGATCTCATTCCTGTTGAGAGCCTGCATGAGCCGTGTCTTGTCCTGAGTCAGCTTAACTGCTGCAGGAGGATTCACGTGCACGGGCTTTATCAACCTTGTCTCCATAACGCCATTGAAGCAGGCTGAACATGGATACGGTGGAGTGAGGAAACGGCTGCCAGCGGATTTGACTTGGTTGCGGGTCGTTGGATCTAAGAAGAAGTTCATTACCAAATAATGGGTTTAGCCAGCTTATCGTTGACTTGGGTGAAACATTTACATCCTTTAAACAGTCGATAACTGAATGGAGAGGGATGCGCACTCTCTATTATAATATGCTTAGGATTAATATTTGGTTTAAACTTCTGAGCTTTTTTGCCCCAAAGTACCCAAATTAGTTTTTCCTTTTTAGAGAGAGCTTTGATTACATTATAGGTAAATGATTTCCAAGTATCCAAATGGCTTCCTGGGTTGCCCTTTTCTACTGTTAGGGCGGTATTGAGGAGAAGTACTCCTTGAGATGGCAGGTGCTCGAGATACGATGAGGAATTGTCAAACCCAATGGAAGGTTTGCCGGTATCTTCTTCGATTTCCTTAAGAATGTTTCTCAGCGATGGTGAGATTTTTCCATTCTTAGGGTTATCAAAAGCAATTCCAGTCGCACTTCCGTCATGATAGGGGTCCATGCCTAGTATAACTACACGCACATCTTCGAATGGGATCTCTTTAAAAGCCCGAAAAACGGTGTGTGTTGCAGGGTAGATTGTTTTGGTTTTCTCTTCCTCCACTATAAAAGGGATGATGTCTTTTTTGAAGACATCGAAAGCCTCTCCTAATGGCCATACCCAGCTTTCCCCAGTTAGGGGTGACATATTCCTGTGGTTCATTTGTAAATCATCGTGTCTTTTAGAACTTGTTGCTGATCAAATACTGTTTCAAGCAGCATCACCTTGATAGAATCTGGGCAGCTTTCTGTGCATTCAAGCGCGCACTGCATATTGAATTCTTCTATACCCGCTTTAACCGTTTGACGATCCGCTGGAATGCAGTAGTGGTACGCGTTTCCATCGGTATACTCGATGAGATTCACATCGTAGGTAGTGTTAGAAGAGTAAGCGTCTTTTACGAGGACATCCAGTTTATCTGAAGTTCCTTGGAAGAAATCTACCATCACTGCGACGGACATTGCGATAGACGAGAGCATCAGAAAGAATCCGAAGATAAGAACGAGCTCTAGTCGTTTAAAATGGGAGATTATCATGTGTGGTTGTTTTTTTGATCAATTTCTTGATCTGTTTGAAGGTCTTGTGCACGCCGTACTTCTTTTGGAAGTCGGAGATGTCCTTTTCTCTGGGGAGAGAAACTCATTTACATTTAATTTTATTGGACAGTTTCATCGCATAACTTACGCCAGCGTCGTCACTGTCTAGAAACAGTATTATATGTTTAAATCTTTTCTTAAGCCCAACGATGAACGGTTGTAATTCTGAGTAACTTTTATCAGAGGTCCCATATCCTTCTCCGTTAAAGCAAACAGCATTAAACCCATGTTGTCTTAAGACCATTATGTCCTTGATAGAAGATGTTATAAACAAAACACTTCCCTTTTGAGGAAGTTGAAATAGACCACCTATATCTTTAGTGTTCGCATTTCCTCCCCACTTTTTGGACTTGTCCACACTTAGCGGACGATAGATTTTGATATTCCCCGAAGGAAATTTGTAAACAAAAATCGGATTGTTCTTTGTTGAGCGTGCCCAATACTCTTCGTTTCTATAAATATTTTTAGCAAAAAAGCTGTATTTTGCGACTATATGCTTAGGAATTTTGTACTTATCCCAGTAATACATGCCATCCTCAATAGGAAGTCTTGTAAATGAGTAAGACACTTGTTCCTTTTCCTTAACAGTAACCTCTCCGTCTTTCATTAACGGAAGATCTGCAATCATCTTAGTTAGCGCCTGCTCGTAATTTAAATTGAATTTGGCTTTAACAAAGTCTATAACGGAGTACATCTTCGCTATACCAAAATCATTAAAGTAGAGTGTGCCTCTCTCTGAATAGAAGAATGCTGCTGTTGGATTCTTGTCCTCTCGTAATGGGGATTTGTATAGCTTGCCAAGAACTATCTTTTGCCCCATGTAGTATTCAAACGCTGCCTCTTGGTTTACTGAGGTTTTTCAATCAGCAGTGTAGTAGATTGCCTTCATTTTTTATGTACTCTTATTCTTATTATTTTTTCAGCCTTATACTTGTCTATAACAAAACACTCTGCCTGAGACTCCATATTTAAGTGGAAGTAGCGAGTGAACATAAACCAGTGTTTAGTTAGTTTTATAGTCTCTCCTAAGCTGTCTATAAAAGTACAGCTAAAGGTTCCTATTATAATGGAATCCCCAATAGTGGGGTTGACCTTCAGAAGTTCTTCGAGCTTCTTTGGATCACCGTTAATGAATTCAGATAAAGTCTTCATGCTTTTATGAGTGGAATCGAACCACTCTTTACCCACCAGGTAAAATAGAAAAGGGCGATAAGATTTCTCCTATCGCCCTAATCATTAAATGAGAGAGTCTACGTCTTCTTGCGACATTGCTCCGTCATCTTTCTTAGCGCGATTTGCTGACATTTCGCTGATTGCCTCCAATTCTTTCTTGGAAAAGGAAAGACGAGATACTCCTCCTGCTTTCTCCACATAATTACCATATGAGGGGAGCTCTGGATACATCTTTTCCTTATAATCAGGAACGACTTTGAGGTTTACTGCGGTACCCTTTTGCTCATTAAGCAGTGATGCGGCATTAGCAACAAAGGTCTTATAGTCTTCGGCGCTGAAAGAGGCAACAGCCTCATCTCCAAGCAGTGCAGTCATTACGTGCACAATATGCTTGAGGTTTTTAGTTACTTCCCTGTTGTACGCATCCTGAATGCTTTCTCCCTCTTTTGGATTAGCTCCAGTTGGTACAAAGAGACGTTTATGAATTACCTTTCCGGTGGCTACTTCCGAAAAGTTTATATCAGTTCATGTAGAGTCAGTGGATAGACCGTTAAACACGATATTTCCCGTGTGAATTCCTACGGGGATTTTGGAGCCTCCACCAGAGTAAGACTCTTCTTTGAACATAGTTGCTTGATACATAGTGATTATATTGTTTTAGTTAACCAATTTCAGCCTCAAGGACTGATTTTCTTATTACCTCAAGGTTGTTCTCAATCTTAGGATCAAAAACACCCATAACACTTCTCGCCTCAGTTGTCCCATCAGACTGTGTTATTAGATCGTAGGTAAATTTATTATCAGGGGTTTTAGTTACTTTAGTATATAGATTGTATGCTAGAAAAGCATTTAGATTAATTTTAGAAAGCTTCTTACCGTTTGTCATTGTTCGGTAATGCGTGATGCCATTGACATCGTATGGTTCACAGTGCGCCATAACGAATACGACAAGATCGTCTCGCTTAATTTCGCGCATCATTTTGTAAAGATTCCACACTGAGGTCGCTAACAAGAATCCCCATATTTCTACGGGGCTTGGATCATATCTTCTTCGTTTATATATTTCTCAATAGATGTTTTCTTATAGTATTTTGGTTTTACTGGAATTACATTTCCTTGATATGTATAAAAAGCTCTGTAGTTTTTTACATGTCTTCCGTATTTAGCGGAAAGAAGTAGTCCTGTATGATTAACTATCAAATCTTTGCTGGCTTGCTTAAATGAGCTATACTCCCCTACAAACTTACCATTTACAGCGTTGTAAACAAATGCTGTTTTTGAAAAAGCTTTTCTCATTTTGTCTATGTGTTCTGGGCTTTTCTTTTTACCCGAAAGAGCTAAAGACTTTTTAATCTTTGTTTCCTCAGTTTGCTTTGTGCCTAAAACACCGCCGCCCCCATCAGTCATATTTAATAGTTTAAAGTTCTTATGTTTAAAGATTTTTATAAATCTTTTTTCTCACACATTTAAATCTACATCACATATTAATGGGCGCATTATTATATCATATCCGTTATCTACTCTATTGTGCACTCACCTACTGACTTTAGTATTATGTCTTCTAGAGTCTTGCAAATGCTCTCTTAATCTTTTTGATAACGCGCATTCTGTTTTACCAATATATCTAATTCTATTATTAGAACTGTCTATTAAACAATATACACATCTACGAAGTCCTGCCATTTCGGGAATAAATAATTTCCCTACTCCCCTTCGGAGGGATGATCTCTGAACGTTCTCCTGTTCGGAGCTTCGCTGCTGATTGTCCAATTTTATTATTTTTTAACATTCAAGTTTGCCTATATTTCAAAGCTGCTTTGTAGTATAATAAACTCTAAGGAGTTTCCAGCAATTAGACAGGTACAGGACCTAGCTATTGATCCTTCCACTGATCTCTAGATGGATTCTCTAAGATCTCCATTTCTTCGGTGGTCATAATGGCGTTAATAGTATCTATAACAATACAGTTAATATCTGGCTTGCTCTCTGAAATTGTTTTGATAAGTTTGTAGATAGTTGGTATGTCTGTTGTCTTGGCATAATTCTTATTCTCAGAATTATAGTCTGACTTTCATCCTTTCCAAGATAGTCCCTTACCGTCTGCATCTATGTAATAAGTTTTCTTAGGGTCTAAGAATCTAGCGCCTGTTGTTTTTCCGGTAGCAGGCATTCCGGAGATTTGTACTAAGTTCATTATAGTTCTACTTCTTCTAGTTTAGAAAATTTAAAGTCTTCGGCTAATGCTATAATCCCCGGCTTACCAAATCTTTCCTTAATAATATGCCAGTAAATCATGTCTCTTGTTTCATCCCCCGGATACTTTAGTGGTAATCCTTTGGGGTGGTTTTTTCTTGGGGGACCGTAACCTTCTTTTATTCCAGATACGGTTGATGGTCTATGTGTTATTATAACGTAATCTGATGTGTGATATATTGATGAGGCAGCAAAGATATCATTCCTATTTGGGAAGTGATACAAAGGGTTGTCTACCCTATCCATTTTTTCAATCTCTCTATTTAACTGACCTAGACAAATGATCAAACATTTAAGGCCAATATGCGCAAAGTATTTCTTCACATCATTCAACATCTCCATTAGAGAGTCTACTGTTGCTTTCTCTTGTTCTCCCGTCTTTCCTTTAGTCAATAGAACGTGGTCAATAGTAACAACCAAACCATAGTTTTTGTTTAATAAATCTCTTTCTTGCGCAAAGGTAAGAATAGTTTTTTGTATCTGCTCAGAAGTACCAGCATTATCTACATAGAATATAGGTGATTTCTTTCTTTCGTCAAGTACATTCTTGATAGCTTCATACTCTATATCTTCTAAAGGAGTATTTGCTGAATAAATATCTTTAAGAGTTTTGTTTCTTACAGACGCTAGATACCTAGCTATCTGATCCTCTACTAACATCTCGAAGTCAAACGATAAAATCTCAAATTTAGTTTCGTTAAGGTCTAAGAAATCTTTTTTAAATTGTTCTAGTATGGTAGATTTACCTGCTCCTGACTGACCTGCAATAGTCATTATTCTACCCCAGTCAATGCCAGCCATTAGAGCTTTGTTTAGTTTTTTAAAGGAAGTTTTAAGCGACACAATTTCGCCCTTTCTCCTCTTGTCTATATAGTTAAGGGCCGAATCAACCCCATAGGATATGTGTCTATATTCCATTATAATAAGTCGTCGTCTGAAACTATTTTTTGTTGTTCAAAAGAAACATTGTTGTACTCTTCGTTAGCTAGCCAGTTATAAGAAGCCTTCATGTACTTAAAAGGATTCTCTAATGGAGACGAAGCTTTCTTATTAGCAATCTCTGTCTCTATTGATTTTTGTAGATACTCTTCAGTTACATTATTTAAAGCCTTTAGATACTGGACAAACGTCTCTTTCTTATTCACCCTTAGCTTTCTGCTTTCTTGAAACCTATCCCACTTATCTGAAGCAGGAAAAGTTTTCCAGAATTTCTCAAACCCAGAGGTATACTTTAGGTCTGAATCGAAATCTTCTTTAAGGTAGTTCAAAAGAAACGCTTGCCCAGTATTTGACAACTGGATCTTGTTTGTAGCGTCTATCTGAATTAGGTCCATTCTTTTGAGTAAACTCAGATCTTGCTCTGGAACTTCTTGAGGGTAGTTCCTCTGGCTTGTATAGATAAGATACATCTCCACTAAACACCTCATTGGAAACTTCATCGAATCTAAGGCACTCACAGTATTTGAAGTTAATAGCAACATTTATATATTTTAAATGAAAGTCATCGTATTGAAAGTAACCATACTTGCCTATAGACTTAAATTCTGAAGAGACAAAGAAGGACACTATTTGTTTAAAGAAATAAATACCATGTTCAACGGTATCAGTTACATATTTATATCTTAGAGATGTGAGTAGAATAAATCTTCTGCCCTTACTCTTTTGGAAGCTTATGTGAAAGGTAAACACTTCTGGAGCGCCTAAGCCTTTATAGGAATATATTTGAAGATAGAAATCGTCGTATTCCTCCGTGTGAAGCAATCTCATTTTATTTTTCATAAAAAAGACTGTTAATGTAGTTAGAGTCTTCTAGCTCTTTATAGAAGAGTAGCTTTATCGCACCTTCTTTAAAAGCAAGTTGAATGCCCTCATCTAGAGTAGACATAAAGGAAGAATTCCAAGTAGTTTGGTTAAGAGTAATTTCTTCGGCAACTCTCTCGTCATTTCTTACGACAATAGAAGCTTTAAATTTAGACTTTATTTTGTCCTCTTCAGTGTAACTATTTAGCTCTATATAAAGATTTAAAAATCCATGAGTAGTCTCGTAGTACATTTGAATGATTCTATGCGCCATACCAGTATATTAAAGCTTTTTCTAATGCCTCTACAAAAGTAACAAAAGGACCGAAGCTCTTTCTTATACGGTGTTGAGATCTGCGATACTTGTAGCTTATTGAGGAGCCGTAAGATGTGCGTTTTGTAGATTTTGTTTTATAAACTATTAGAACAGCTTCCATTCTGGATTTGTCAGGACTCCTACTGGAGGTGTCCTCTAAGTCAATCGTAGCCAAAATATTTTGATTATCGGATTTCATCTTCATTACCATAGGCACTGTAAAAGTCTGATACTCTAGTATCAAAAGATTCCAAGAACGTCCAAATATTTGACATTCTGTTTGACGTTGTCTTTATTATTAGTTTGCCATTTTTGTCGATAGTAGAGATATAGTAGAATTGTTCACCATTAGTAAAGAGCTTAATGACAAGTCTATACGCGTTAGAATGGTGCTCATATTCCTCTATTAATACCTCCATTAGTATAGTGTAAGTTGTTCATTTTCTTCAGCTAATAAAAACTTTAAAACTTCTTCTGCATTTAAAGAGGTATCAAAGTTTAGGAACTTGCCTTTAGTAGTAACTCTTTTAATGTAGAATTTATCGTTTATATTAAAGATTCTAGTAATTATGTCGTCTTTTACTAAGACGTTTATAGGAGCAGTCTCTCTGAAGATACAATCGTCGCAAATAAACTTTAAGTTAGTTTCTGTATGCTTGTTTATAACTTCCTCAGGGTGCATTGTTAAGTCAATAGCTACTGGAGAAGAGCAGTAAGAACAATTAACATCTACGAATCTTTGTATTTTATGGAACTCGTCTCTAACTATATTTGAGTAAGGAACCATTAGGTTTTCCCCCTCATACATGAGCTTATCCTCTGATTGTAGATTATTATAACAACATTCTGGGCACATATGTTTCCCAAAAGTTTGAGAAGCATTGCGACTATCTACCTCGCTATTATTTACAAAATACTGATCGCCACATCTTTTGCAGATATCTATACCTGAGAAAGTTAGTAGGTGAGCAATGTATGTATCACTTAGCTTAGAAGTCATGACTAGATCACAAGATCTGCAGACTTTTACTTGTCCGCCGTCAAGATGATACATCTCCATACCAACAGGTATAAAGTACTCTACAAACAACTTCTTTTGTGGATCTACTTGTTCGTTCTTTGCTGCGCCTAGATGAACTTGACAAAACAAGCAGCAGTCTGGGGTAATCCTAAAAGGCTCTTTATCTGGGTTTAAGTGATTATAGAATTTATGAGTGTCATTAGGGAAACTTGCCTCATGCACAACCCCGTCTATTCTTTGTATGGCTTTAACTCCAGCTCTAACAGAGAACTCCTCAAACATATCCTCCATGTTTTTATCAGAAGATTTCTTCTCTATCTCCTCGTTGCACATATCACAAGAGTATGTATTAAGAAGAATGCTCAGAGGCTCGCTTATCTTCTTTCTATAGAATATTGTGTTGTTATTATGTTCAGCCAAACAAAAAGGGCAAAAGTCTTCCAAAGAAGCTCCCCTGAGATGTTTACCTATGTTCGGGGGAAGGAAGACTCTGTTGCTTCGGATAAACTTAGTAATGCTTGTTTCGGAAGGTCGTACACCGTGCTTGCTCATCTGCTTTTTAATCCGCTTGATTTAAGTTTCTTTTCTACCCAAGTTTTCTCAACCGTACCTTCTGTGTACAGATTAATAAACACGGGCTTTTTTCCTTTTTCAGGACGTATAATTCGCTTTTGTAAACTTCTTTATAGTAGTTGATTAGACTACGAAGTTTCCTGCTTTTCAGCAGTGGTCGGCACATATCTTAATTTATCAAAATACTTTTCACACTTTCTTGCTTTAGGCTCAAAGAGGTTTAAGTGCCTCCAAGTCCTCCCAGCGATTATCTCGTGAATAAGAGATTTACTAACATTAAATTGTTTAGCTATTTCAGCAACACTAAATTTTTGTAATAACTCTGGTATTTGTGCAACTTCATTTTCAGTAAGTTTGCTCCACACAACTGAAGAACCTTTTTTGTGCTTACGTTTTTTGGTCCTTGCTGCGTGTTCAGCATTCTCATCATTAGTTACCCACTCTAAATTAGAGCAGTGATTATTTAATATATCCCCATCAATATGATTTACTTGAGGTTTAGCCATCAAGTTTGGTACAAAAGCTTCAGCCACTAATCTGTGAACTGATTTAGTTTTAATACGTTGTGGATATTTTATAAGTAACCTTTTATACCCTTTAGTGTTATTTGTGCTAGGTGCTAATATTTTCTCTTTTGTCAAGAAAGGTTTTTTATTTATGTTGTGCATTTTCTCATGAGAATCTCTCCTAACTAACCCAGTATTACTTACTGAATAGTGTAAAGATCCTACTATAGATTTCCATATTATATTTTCCATTATACAAATGTACAACAATTTTTGATAAATTCCAAGTGTTTCGCAAAATATTTATCAGATATTTCACTACTCCCCGACAAAGGGGATGTGCTCTACACACGCCCGGAATTTCTTCCTGCTTGGCTCGGTATTACCATATCTTTCGACTTAGGCTTCACCGAATTAACTTGGTACGGGCCGAATTACTGACCCAACTGCTGGGAATTTGTTAACTCTGTGGATACGCCAGCAGCACAAATAGCTGCTTCTACTTGGGAGACATTTAATCCCTCGTTTAAAGCGTCAACTGCTATAAGAATATTAAACTGATTTTGTTCAAATGCTATTAAGTTTAATTCTCTTTCTATTGGTTTTAGTTTTGAGTGGTATATAGCAGTGTTACCTCCTAAATACTCTTGCAAACTTTTAGCAAATGCGATGGACTTAGTAAAGATTATCCACTTGCGACTCATCCCCATGTGGTTTAGTATATCTCGAATTGCTTTTAGCTTCGCCGGATTAGAATAAACTAACTGCTTTCGCATAGTCATTCCAGCCCAATAAGATTTACATAATCCTTGTGTCTCCTTATCAAAAGAAGCCCACTGAGCAGCTTGAGCTAACTCAAAAACATTTTTGTATTTTGATTTCAGTTTAGGATTATCCATTAGAGTTCTAGTAAGTTTTATCATTGACTGCGTAAACTTATTGTCAAAGAGTTTGTACTTACCAGATATAGTTTTGTGTAGAGGTACTGAAAAGTTATATATCTCAAACTGAGGAACCATCTCATCCTTTAAAGCATCTTTTAGCTTCTTCTCATAAATTACTGGACAAGTTTTAGCTAAGAACTCTACATACTCTGCTTCTTCTGGAAGTGTGGCTGTTAAGCACATTAAATGCTTAGCTTTTATGCCGCTAAATACTTCCCTATATTTAGGTGATAAAGATCTATGAACCTCATCTATTATAACTAAATCGTAATATCCTTTATGTTTGTAAGCAGATTGGATACACATAAACTTTATATTAGTTCCTGTCATAACCTCTTTCCATTGGTTTAGAATGGGCAGGCGGGAGGTGACTACTAATGTTCTGGGCTTGCCTAAATCTTGGTAAGCCATTAAGCCGCATCGTGTCTTCCCCCCGCCCGTATATATCAACAGGGTACCCCATCCATTGTTTTGTTTTCAGGAGGCAACTGCTTCCTCCTGCATTTGAGTTCTTTTATCCATTAGATGATTGGCATTTAGAACACCAGCCCCTTGAGTCCATAGAGTTGGAAAGCTCTCTACAAGAGGTACACACACCTCGATGAATGTTTTCTTTACAAGGTATGCAGAAGGTGTCGTATATAGATATTGGTTTGAAGTGCGTTTGACAGCCGTGACACAGCTTGTCCTTACGCAAATTTACAGGTTTGCTTGCACAATTGGGACATACCTTTTGCTTCTTGTGAATTACTTCTCCACAGCCGCATCTTTTTAGGTTACCCCAGTCGTTGTTTTGCGCATTAGCCGCCGAATTTATTATGTGGCAGCTTAAGCAGGTTTCATCACCGTCTAAGTGCGTAACGCGTTTGCATTGTATACACACACCAGTGGCGTATTGTGGATCAGGTTTAAAGTCTTTACCGTAAGCACACTGTATACATTCAGTAGTACCTTCAGCATATTCTTCAACGATTGAAGCACATCTTTTGCATATTGGGGATATTTTATTTGCAGTAATACAACTATCGCAAATGTTTACAGTACGTAAAGAGAGTTTTGAATTGCCTCTATTACACTTCTCACATATCCCCGCAGCGTCTAGCCACCTAACCTCGAAGCAGCTTCTACAGTCCCCATGGTAAAAATCTTTCCATGGATTAGTTGTATTAGCGTACACCGATTTTACTTTAGTGTTGTTACAATAGTCACACGTTACGCCCGTTAGTTTTTTGGTAAGGTGAAACTGCCGTTAGTCAGGCCCTTTACGAGTTCGTGAATCTCATCCTTAATAGGTTGAGTGTTTTGTTTGTTCTTCTCTGCCTCACGATACTTGTGAATGAAGTTCATAAGGTCAGCGACTTTCTTCACTGAACCAGCATCAGCCTGTTTGTAGATGTAAGGAACAAGTTTCTGAGCTGTATCCTCAATCCTCTTTGGATCGGTCATACCGTGAATTTTGAGAAGCTCTTGTACCTTGTCCTTAACTTTGGTAGCATCAATGTTTTCCTCTTTCTTCTCCTCTTTCTTTTCTTCCTTCTTCTCTTCCTTCTTCTCTTCCTTCTTTTCCTCTTTCTTCTCTTCTTTTCTAGGCGGAGTATTCGCAAAGTCGCCGAGAATTGCGTGCTGAATGCCGTCATTCTTCAATGCGTACAAAAGAGATACCAATACCTCCCACACTGTAATAAAAATGTGAGCGGTAGATAATGCAAGTGAAGTTACAATGCCGGGATGAAGTGCCTGAAATGGAGAATAGTCTAGCGGAACTTTGTGTATCTGCATGAGTTTGGCAAGTACTCTTGGGTCCATATTCAGATACTCTACTTGAAGACTGGTAAGATAGAGTTCAAGTTGTGGAACTTGGTGTAATCTTGATGCCATTGCATAGAGATTGTATACCGGGGAACCCAAGGTAAAGACCAAAGAAATCATGGATAAACATAAAGTTAACATGATAACAGAAATCTTCACTGGAAACTTTTCTTTACTAAAGAAAGCGGAGACAAAAGAACCCAAGTATTTTGTTAACATAAATGCACCCAGTGCACCGACTAACGCAATAAACATATGCGTTGCCATACTTGCACTTACATTCAGCAGTGTCTCTGGAATAGATGCAAGAAGAGCTGCCTCTGAAATCATGGCAACCAACTGCATCGTAATAAACACCGTTAGAGGATACTTTATAAAGAATTTTATAAGAATAGCACCGGGCTCTAGACCTTTATTTTCTGGGTCTTTCTTAGCTCGGTAAAAGAAGAACGCTAGTGCTGCGACCAAAGCCGCAATACTGACGACGAAAAAGAAAGTTGCTTCGTTCATGGTTTTACTTTTCCCACTGCGAAGATACGTGTGCTTCTGCAGGGACTGTTAAATGATTCAGGAATTTTTTCGAGCATTCTAATCCTGTTTTTTCAATAAGCTTAGATATAGTGTTTGCGCGTTCTTTTTCGCACTCTACTACAACTTCGTCATGTACGAATAAAACGAGATTGAATGGAATTTTTTTAGACTTCTCTCTGAGTTCTATACAGGTGGCTTTTGCTATGTCAGCAGCGGTAGCTTGGACAGGCAAGTTTTGTGACCATCTTTGTATTTTAGAATCCCAAGTTTTATATGCTGATGCAATAGTAGGATGAGGATCCCAACCCATTGCTTTAAAGTAGTTATAATGTTTCTTAGCTTCTAAGTATTCATTATAAAACGGTATATAACTTCTTCTTTTTGATACTTCATTACACACAACATATCCTCTTTCCCTTGTGAGATTACCCATCTCTATAAAGTAAGGACTAAGTTTTGGGAAAGCAGTATAAACTTTATTTAATAGTTCTTTTCCTTTCTGTAAAGTAACTCCAGCACCTTCTGATACTTTCTTAGCTCCAGCACCAAAAGCAATTGCGAAGTTAATAGTCTTTGCTAACTGTCTTTCTTCAGATCCTTTGGTTAGATTAGGATTATCAAAAGCTAGCTTAGCAGTTTCTAAATGGTAATCACCATTGTTTATAAAGATGTTAATAAAGTTTTCGTCATTAGACTTATCAGCGAGTATCCTTGCTTCTATATTAGAGAAGTCTGCACCTACAAAGGTATTACCTTCTTCAGCTTGAAATGCTGATCGGTATATAGATCCCCTCTTAATAGATTGACAATTAGGGGAAGTAGAAGAAGTTCTTCCAGTTCTCATAATTTGCATATAAGAAGAGTGAACTCTTTGAGAAGTTGGGTTGACGTGCCTTAAAAACTTTTCACCATAGGTAGATGATTCCTTTTGGGAAAGCTTATAGTCAAGATAAGTCTTCAGAATACCAGCCTTAGCTGTTTGCTTCTTTAAGACTTCGCGAGATACAGACTCCTTTATCTCACCTGTTTTCTTGTCTATAATCGACACGTCAACACCAAGCTCTTTGAGTACAGGTAAAACCTGCTTGTGGGAGTTTCAGTTTAGTTGTTGATACTCCTCCAGTTTCTTTCGCAATTCTTCGGTTTGTTGTAGTGTGTTGCGATAATTCTCTAACCACTGTTTTTGGTTGAGATATACACCACTCAATTCCATATCAGCAAGAACTTTCACGAAGTTGAACTCTAGCTCTGCTGTTGACTCAAGCTCATTTTTCTCAAGCTGAATCTTCTGTTTCTCATACAAGAGATATGCAACCGAAACGTCAAGAGCTCCATAATAGAGCTGCTCTAACTCAAACGGTTTATCTCCTATACTAGAAAAAGAACTCCTTATCTTTTTGGTAACTGCTGGAATAAATAAGTTACCTTGATTGGAGTAGTAGTGATACCCTGTGTAGCGTCTAGCGGTTTGCTCTAGGGTAAAATGTCCCTTCTCCTCATCCATCCCACACTCCAGTATTTGTGCTGCAAGCATGGTATCGAATAGATCTTCAAGCTCAATCCCATAGTTAGTCTTTATAACTTGGTAGTCGAACTTAATGTTGTGACCTATGATCTTTTTCTTGGATAATTCTTTGAGGAGCTTAGTAGGGTCCGCTTTCCTTGTGTCTATAATGTACTGAACTTCTTTGTTACCAAACTGCAGCATGACAATTCTTCTATCAAAGATATTATCAAAATCTCCAGTTACCTCTGTATCTAAAGCTATTATGTCTCAGGACTTGATCTCTTTGGTGAGTTCTTTACCTGACGTAGGTTGTATCTGTCCGTGTTGGACTCGAAACATAGATTGTTGTATATCCATTGATAGTGCGCTTAAACCTTACGTTATTAAACTCCGTAGGTTCTACTTTTGTTTCTGGTTTTGTGTTAAAGATATTAGATTGAGGGAAAAGATGAGCCGCTTTGTTTAACACCACGGGCTCCAGATAGTGCTTAAACAACGAACCTGCGATCGTTGATAAGAGGACAAAAAAGATAGCTTCCATATTTTAGTATGGATAAAGGGGGGATTTCTCCCCCCACTATCAGTATTAGATATTTAAATGTATGTGGTCTCCGCTAGCATTGGGGTTAAAGAATACATACTCAGAAGCAACCTCATCGTAAAGATAACGACGTACTTTTTTGCTCCCGGGTTTGCCTTCTATATAGAAGGTTACCCCATGCTCTTTTAGCCAAGACCTACCTTCTTCGGATAGTAAGAAGGCAATAACAGTCTCATCCCACGCTAAGTCAATTGCTTTACCGTGGTAATGTTGACTTTTACAATTCGAGTGCCTTCTCACAGAATTTACTTTAGCTACTGGGCCCTTTCAATCAGAAAGAGCGATAGCGAACTCAGAGGATATGTTAGTATCCACTGGGGTATAAAGTAAAAACCCAAAGAAATTGCCCTCGGTACACAGACCTGTTCTCTTAGATTTCCACCGTTTGTTTTGATAGGGGTGGGTTTCTCTAAGGTTGTTAAGCTCAAACCGCATAGAATCTATGGTTATGGCCATAGAATCAGTACGCGATTTTATTTCAAGAAAGTCCTTTTTTAGATCGTTGTTTTTGTGAAACAAGCCTAAGGTAAGAACTAACCCGATAATAGTTGAGATTACCATAAAGGCCTTGTATAGTCGATTATTTTCCAAAATTTATACATTTAATGTAACAATACCCCTTCTCTAAGATCGGGGCTAAGCAGCCTATTTAGTATAGCATCTTTAATGCTTTATCTAAATTCCTTAGTTCGGCTTTTCTCAGATCCAGATTATAGTGATCTATCGCATCAAATGGTTCATAGAACACATCTGGATTCTCAACTAATGGTCCGTCTTCTGAGATTATTCTACCTTTGAAAACACGAGCATTCTTATAAAACAGGGATTTCCCCATTTTGTTTGCGGTCCATTTAAGACCGTCAACAGTATAACTCACATTTAAAGGTAAAAGATCTTTTTTACGTCGCAAAACTCACACTCGGTCGCGAACGTAAACAGCTATTGATTTATTAATTTCCATTATTATAAAATGGGCACCGATACCAATACTTCGTCCTCCGGCGGTGCCTCCTTTGGAAGAAGGGACTCGGCAAGGCTGATGAGACTCTCGTCAATTTGATAATCAACAAAGCCAGCAGCTCTTTTGCCAAAGAATTTCGTCTCGTAAATATCCACGTCTTTTCGGTGCATAAAGGATAGACCGTCAGAACCGCAAAGCAGATTACCTCCACAAACTTCTGCAAAGGTAAGGAAAGCTGAGTAACCTAAGCCAATAATTGGCACTTTTTTGTTTACCCAGTAATGCAAACTGTTTAACCGGAAGGACTCTATGCCCTGATCTTGAGGCGGAATGCCTGGAGCGGGAGTTTTGAAGTAACTCACGTTGGTATTGATGCCACCGGTATCTGGTATTATTAGCACGCAATTCGGATGATACGTTCGTGTCTCTGTTTCCAGAAGTTGAACTTGCCAACCATAACGCAAAAACAACATTCTTATTTTGTAGACGTGCTCTGCGAGGTGGAATCCGTATGGGTTTGCGATGAATGCTTTTTGTGCATTCTTTTTAGAAGGAGAAAACATCGTTTGATTCCACGTTTGTAAGCATCTTGCCTAGTTCCGTCAGTTTGGATGAGGTGTAAGATACTTGGTTTGTAGAAAGTGAATTTGTACCTAGGAGTATTTTTCCTATAATACAACTCTTCTTCTATCGCTATTCCCAGTTTGCTGGTTAGGAACAGTTCGATTTCGACGTACGTCTTCCCAACTCCATTCCGGAACGGGAAGGCCTCCGCCCTGGCGTTGTTTAATGAATCGACTCCTAACTTCAGAAGCGTTTTTTCGTTTATTTCCATAGGTTTGGGAAAGTTTATACCGGAGGTATTGATCCCCCCAGATAATTGCTTCCAGAACAGCAGAATCCACGTCTTGAATAGTGTCATCTTGAACGACTCTTTGTTTTACTTTGTCGGTGATGTGCTTTCGTTTTTTGAAAATGTCACGCTTCTTCGTTTGTTTTCTGGAGCAATTTTTATTGTTATTAAATTCGATATTATAGTCCTCTAACTCAAGTTCTATCTCAGCGCGAGATTTTTCCCAAGAAGAAGATGTACTTGTGAACCAGTACTGCATCATTGAAATGTGATTTTTTCGCCTCTTTTAAGCGGAAGTTTGTTGGAAATACTTGACGGTGGGATGGTAATGCCTAAGTCTTTAGAGACTCTTTTAGCGATCTTTTCTTTGGTATCGCCAGGCTCAATTTTGTATTCCTTCTTAGCGATAGGATTTCCACAGCTGGTGGTGAGTGTGTAGCTGCGCACGGAGTCTTGTTTGACATAGAGCTGGATGCTCATCGTGTATTCTTTGCAGCTTTTACCGTCAATACTTGGAGGAGAGATTGTGAAATTGCGGCTCGCAGGTTGGGGAGCGACTTGAACGGAATCCAGTGGTACTGGGGCAAACGACGCTAGGTCGTATTCTTTTCCGTCATCGCTACAGGACAATATGCTCACTGAGCAAAGCAGTAAAATACTCTTTTTTAGACACATCTGCTTGAGTTGTTGGGAGACGGTGTCTCCACAGTTCAATGATTGTTTCTTTTCTTTCTCTAGCCGCTCTTTTAACGGGATTGAATTTACCGTGTGTCATTGAGCGGATGTCTTCAGTGCAAAAGATTGCAAAGGCCTCTGTTCTAGAAAATCTTTGCCACTTAATCGCGTTAAGATATTGAGAAATACTCATGGGCTTTACCTCTTTATTTGTATCCGGATCGAAAACATCAAGAGGTATCACTGTATTTTTATTGAGGGATATATTGGCTTTAATGTAAATAAATAACGTCTCTAGAGCAGTGAGCTCTATACCAGAGACATAGTACGGACGCGCTTGAGTAGATTCAATGCGAATAGCTGGTACTATTGTCTCGTTTATCTCGTGACCATAGTCTAACATTGCGTCCGTTACGCCAACTATTCGCTTTATTCGTTTTTCACCACTACTTGAAGGGTGATGGATGGTTATTTCCATTTTACCGATTGAAAGTTTTTGTAGGGGAGGCTCATTGCGGTACCGTCTTCAAATACGAGTACTACAACTAAATCTTCACCGGGATTCACTAGAACGCTTTCATGACAAGCATCTTTGTAGATTAAATACCCTATTTTAGCTTTTCCCTTAATCACTTTACCTTTAATAGAATCCAAGTAATCTCGTAAAGTTCTTCTATCCCATTTCTCTGATTTAAAAGATCTAGATGTTTTTTCAGGACCAGTTATGGCTTCTAGTCTAAATGAACCTGTATTAATAAAGTCAGAGTCTAAGATTAGTCTACACTTCTGACCAGTAACTCTATGTATACACAAATTATTATCACTTAAAGCTTCTATAAAACCTGAATGAGAAAACTTTAGCATACTTGGATGTAAATAACTCTCAAAGCCATAAGGACCGATGCGAAGGGGTTGAATGCTGAAAGGAATTTCTACTTTCTCACCGTTAGTATCAACTGCTGTTACGCTTTGTAAATGCATGTTATAAGAAACTATTGTAAGTTCGCCTACTACAAGATCTACTTCTTTATCGTAGGTTACACTTGAGCCTTTAAAATGTCGGGTTTTTGTAACTACGCCATCACCACCGATAATGACTGAATCCCCGACTCGTATCAGTCTTTTCATAATTTAAAAGTTAGAGGGGCATCTTTTACGACACCCCTCTTGGTTTGGAGAAATACAGGTTTATTGTACTGTCAAAGTTTCCGCCAAGGACTTCCACGTACCGAGCTGAGCTACTCCGCTGAGAGTCAAGTTCTCTTTCCACTCAAAAGGAGCCCAAACTTTCTTTGGGTTTTCCTGCCTGAGATAGTTGTACAAGGCTTGTGCACTGGCTTCGTCAGTGAAGGGCAGAGTCTCGATGACAACATCGAAACGGCCCGCACGGGTAAATGCGTCACCGAAATCTTCTGGCTTAGCATTACTGCAAACTACAAACGCAGTTTTGTCAAGTCGATCAGTGCCATCAAGGATGTTTCTGAGTGCTGCGAGCGTTTGGTGATTGGTCGGAACCATCTCGTCGATAAAGATGACAACAGGAGTTCCGTCTGCGGTAAGGCGATTGATCTCATTCCTGAAAGAAGCTGAAGTGATCACGCCTGACTGATTGCCAGCCATCATAACTATGTGCACTTTCTTCTCTAAAGAAGAGCATGCATTGGCTAGAATCTTCAGAAGAGTTGATTTACCAGTGCCTGCCATGCCGTGAATGAACAGGTTTGCTGTAGTTTCAGCTGCAGCCCAATGCTCTACCAATCGAGTGATCAGTACATTGGGTTTGAATGTACCATTCACGCCTTTCAGAGTACCATTGTACACGATCTTGATGAAGTCTTCAGGAACCGCCACGAAGTTTTCGTAACTGTAAGAAAGACCTACGTCAGCCCAGCGATGGACAAGAACTTTTCCCTGCCGAGATGGTGCCTTTGTCTCAACCCGCTTCAAATTACTCAGAATCTGTTTAGTGTCCGACATAAGGCCCATGATGCACTCTGTATGACACTCTTTTTTGTAGAAGAGCACCATTGACTCGGCAACAGGGAGAGTGTCCATCAGAGTATAGGGTTGATACTCAGCTTCCGGGTTTACCACACGATCAATAAGTACGTACGTGACGCCGATTTCAAGGGAAATTTCTTCATCAAACTCCGGGGTACTCTTGGAGAACGTAACGAAGAACCTGTTTACCCTGTCGTAGCTATTCGGATCGCCGTCTTTACGCACTACTCTGGTTATCTGATACCCGTTTTGGACGTACCTGTCCACTATCTCAAGCACCATAGAACCTTTTACTGCGATACTTCCGGAACTGAAATCCATTTTGGTAATGTGACTTTCGCCACTACTTTCGTAGATTTCTGCGGGTATTTCCAACTGTTTACTCAGGAATTCTGACACAGTTCTTGAGATGTTTCCAACCTCAAAACTGGTTCTGGTTGCCGCTCGAGAAGTTGCAGTTGTTGAAGAGATCAAGCTTTCCATTTGGGTTTCTTGATTCTCCATGTGTTTCTCGCCGGATACATATGATTGGTAACCAGCGTAAGCAAGTGTGCCTAAAGCCGCAAGGGCGAGGACTAGAAAAAGAACGAACATGTTTAAGTTTTTTTAAAACCAAGGAGCGGCCTTGTGGAGTGGGTACCTCACACCTGACTACTTAGGGTACTAGATTCCACAGAAAGAGGCATATGACCCCAACCCAGAAACCTTTCCCCCCTTCGCGCGGGCTTCAGAAGGCTCCTAGACCGCCCCAAGGAAATTTCCCAACCGTGTCAAAGTGCCAAGATAGTGGGAAAGTCTACCAAGACACCGATTTTTTTAACTTCTTCATGTGTGAACGAAGGCGTTCAGTATATTGTTTGTCTTCAGCATACCTAGCCCCGTTATCAAACGGCAAATTATCCAGTAACCATAAATACTGTTCCTCAGTATCTATTACGTAGCCTTGTTTTTTGGCCAGAAAGAGTATATTTCGCTGATAAGCAGCGTAATCTCTAACAGACAAAACAACATCATCGTATTTCGCATGGCCTCTGTTCTCTTCGATTGCCCAGCCTCTTTGAGAAAGCTTCATACCGAAGCAGTTTCTATTCTGCTTGAATATGTTGCTTTTAAAGTAATTGGTCTCATGAACGGCTTGAGATAGGACAACCCATTTGAACTTAATGCCGTTATCGTCAATCGCTTTTTTTACCTTTTCCAGAGTTAGAGGCTCCGGAATCTGGGCGGTGTCCTTTTCGACTTCTGCTGAGCTCAATGCTTCCGTTCTTTCTCTTGCCTTCCCGGCTAAGCTCTTTAATAGTGAGCTTAAGAGCTCGAACTCTTTCTCGGGAAGCAGAAGTAGAACGAGAAATATTAATCCCACTCCTTTTACATACCTCATCTTTTACCATTTTAATGCTGGTTATAAGATCTTTCTCGATACTACTGGTAGACACATTACTTGCGTCCGAATAGTAGATTCTTGAAAGTAAAACGACTGTCCTAAAAATCTTTCCACCACCATCAGTAAGCAAAAACCTATTTACCTCGATTGTTTTTGAGCAATAAGTTTTAACGTATAACCTAAGCTTTTGTTCAATTTCTACCACATCTTGCGTAGTTAGATTTGCAATTTGTGCAGAATTAAACTTAGCTTGTACGGATATTTCCACCCTGATGGGGAAAAACTCGACTTTTAGGATTCCTCCTTTTGCCGTTTTGTAGTAACTCATAGGACGATTGTTTTTGTCGAAAACAGTGTTTCAAGCTGCGCTGCAACTAGGGGGGCAAAACCACCTTTCATTGTTGGAAGTATCAATTGCTTTTTTGCGTGGTACTCAGAGGAAAATGATACGTCTTGGCCAGTATCGTACGACGCATAAAGCTTTTGAATAAAAGTATCGAGAGTGATTCCCGTCACGTCTTCCAAAAGATGATTGTAGAGCTCTCCAGTAAGCGAGACATGTAGCCTTGGTTTTTGATCGCAGATAACACTGTAGATTGGACGCTCTTGTCCTGCTATCTTGACGGCAGTTTTCCCCAAATACAAGCGTTCGTGAACTTCGAATGTAGAATCGTCCACTATTTCTAGGAACTCCTCTTTTTCTGTTTTCCGGTAAGCCATATGGCCAGTGAGCACAAAGTTTTCATGCAGATTAATTTTGTAACCTGCATTCTTTTGGGACATGTTGTGGTATTCCTTGATGCCCAAAGCTTGGCTGGGGGAAAGCCTAACATTCAAAAACATTGTGTCAAACTTGCCGTCGCTTTCGCTTACTCTAGGCAGTTTAACTTTGGCTTTTATGCCATTGTTAACTACTACAAGGGCGGAACTCGCCATTCTGACGTTGTAACCGTCCTTAAAAATTGGTTCGCAGATAATAGAACTAAGATGATGCATTAGAAAGTTAGTTTAAGGGGGAGAGTTTCCCCTCCCCCTAGTTAGAAGATTGTTTAGGAACTTGCCGGATTTGAGCTGAAGTTACAGCTGAGTAGTCTCAGCGATTTCAGCATCCACTGTTGTTTCACGCGGATCTCCATCTCCCATTGCTTGCAGCGCGTTCACAGTAGCCGTCAGAAGATCGTCTTTCAGAGCATTCGCCTTGGTAACCAAGGTGTTGGCGGCTTCGCTGATTTCTCCCACTTGCTTGAGGGTTTTTGCCAGAGTATTCGCCGGGAAGCTGACGTGGCCGGGAGCAACAGTTGCAGTCACTTGCAGGGAGTCAGCCGCAGCGGCATTCACAGGCAGGGGCATTTCTGTCAGCTCTTGGACTGCATCGGTAGTTGCCTCTTCTGCAGTGATCGGATCAACGGGCATTTCGGTGGTCGCAGTAATTGCGTCTTCTGAAATCAGGTTTTGCAGCGTTTCTGCAACAAGTGCAGGATCAACGGGCACGTCCTGAATCACAGGCAGATCGAGGTTCAAGCCCATGACGGCCAGGGACGTGTCTTCGTCACGGTCTGCGTTGAACAGATCAATGATTTCGTCCAGTTCGTCCTGATTTTCAGGGAATGTCGGATCAGTGGTGATTTTCATCTCTGCGAGTTTGGCTGTGATCTGAGCTTCTTGGATTTTGCGGAAATTCTGATCCATCGAATCACCATCACGGCGTTGCATAGCGGCGAAGATCGCTTTTTGCGCGTCGTTGCGCTGATCTTCGGGCGTCATGAGTGCATCAGCAACCTCACCATTGGTAATGGTGCTGTTTTCTGTCAGCTGGAAATCAACGTTGATGGCTTCTACAGGAACTGAAGTGAGAAATTTCATGGTGTTTGTGAAATTTGAATGTGAAGAAAAATAGATCTTTCCTCCGGGTACATTGTTGTACCGTCTAGCCGACTGATTGTCAGCTACACACATATACACACAAGCTGTCTTGCATGTAAAGTGGGCAGAGGAGATGTTTGTAGCAGCGATTAAAACAAAGGGTTTGTTTTTTGGAGTGGAATGCGTTAAAACTATTAAAGTTCCGCCTCTCGTGCGGAAGCCCGGTCGAAGCTTATCGGTTGGTCGAAAAGCTCCTACATAAGAATGTAGTTCAATCGTCATCTTCGTCATAATAGTCTTCTTCTTCGTAATCATCTTCCTCAAGAAGAGCAACATATTCGCCGCCAGAATTTTCACACAGAAACTTCAGATCCTCATTAGTGAGTTCCAAAGAACAACAGTGAATAGGCACTGGACTTTCACGTAAAGATACTTCATCTTGACCATCATTTATCACAAGTATATTGGTTTCTTGTGACAAAGTAAAACCATCAACTGTACCTGTTTTGATATCTCTGCCCAATTCTTTTAGGATAGGATCCAAATAGGTATTACCTCCTGCACCAGGTTTAAAGACGTCTATAAAACGTTCAACGTCCTCTTTACTGGTCATTTCAAACAGTTTATCGCGTCCCAATTCGAATGGAGCGATTAACATACGAATGTTACCTTCAATAACTTTTTCAAATAACAGGTTGAGAAATCCCATTAAAATCTCAAGTTTATTGAAAGGTGACATTGAGCCCGAATCATCTAAAAGAACTATCAGGTCTTTTTTGACACTAATAGATCTTAAAGGCGGGCGTACTACAACACGATTTTGAGCAAGCTCACTGTAAAATAAGTCGTCGTCTAACACTAGGGCTTTAGTGCTAATAAAAGGTAGATCTCTATCCCTTCTATAGTATTTAAAGCCTACTTGATCTTTAGGTCTGCCCTCTTCGAACAGTTCTTCAGATGCTGAATTCACAAACTCTAAAACTTTGAGTGGTTCTGTAAACTTGGGTGCTTTTTTAAAGCGATCTCTTAGATCTTTTACCCAACTGTGTCTACCACCTGTAAAATACGAGCCAAGGGGATCGCCTCCATTAGAACCTCCACTGATTTCATCTTCAACTTCTCCTTCGATTTTGTCGATGGCCTCAGATAGTTTTCCTTTGGTTTTATTTTGTTTATGCATACTTGGGGTGTTTTGCCCCATATATTGGTAAGCTATAGCAGCTTTTTTGTCGTAAGAAATTGGAGATTTCCTGAATTCAGTTAAGACATCTTCAAGCATATCTCTATATTCACGTTTACCTGCGTACCTTTTAGCCACAAATTTTGGGCTTTCAAATACGGAGTATGACATTAAATCTAAGAAACTCTCAAATTTAGCATCACTATTATTTATGTTATATTTATCTATTATAGTATTCACAGCATTCACATCATGCTTAAAGCTTGGGTGTGCCATAATTAGCTGCGGTTAATAATTTAGGTCTGAGAGACCTCATAAGTTCAATGAGAGTCTCTATCTTTTCGGTAAATTCACCGGTTGATGGGATCACACCTGGAGCTGAAAGTTTTTCTTCTGCAGCATCCAGTTTTTGCAGGTACTCAAGAACATCTGAAGTGCTGAGTTTTACTCCAGTGTTGAGAATATCCTCGATGTTTTTGCAGACCTGAGTTGCGTACTCAAGAACTTGGAAATAGGGGGACATCTGCTCGACTTCTTTGAAATATTCGAACAGTGGTGGTGTGATGCCGTTGAAAAATTCTACGGCGTCTGATGCAATTTCTGAATACACTTTGTAGAGATTCATAGCATCGCGAGGTGAGAGGAATGTGCCACTTTGGCTTGCTTTTGCAGCTACCATAGAGACCACATAAGCTTTTTCGTCATTGATTCCAGCGGATGCAAACATACGCATGAAGTCTTGAACCTCATACGATTGCCATTCTGCTTTTACAACAAATTGGAATCGAGCGATAAATGCTTTCTTTGAATCTGTTTTTGCCCAGACAACTGGGTCTACATTGGTGCAGATAAACAAATTGTTGAGACTGGAAATAGCGCACGTTACACCGGTGCAATATTGTTGACGAGTCAAACCGTCACGCAGACCAGTGAGGATATTCTCATCGAGGTCAAGACCCTCCTCGATTACAGCTACTTTACTGCGGAACAGGATTTTGTCTACCCTATAGACTTGTTCGCCGGTTTCTCTCCAGTGTTTGACGTCCAAGTAGCCAAAGAAATGGCTGGGATCGGAATCTTTTGAGGCAGAGTGCAGAAATACTTCGTTATTATAAAAGTTTTCGCCATAAGCGAATTTTATAGCAGTTTCTACAATTCCAGACTTAGCATGACCACCACGGCCATACAAAAGACACATTTTGTTCTTGGAGCTGAGAGTATACGCTACCGCCTTACATACGTTTGGTACGTTTGGGTAAAGCGTAATGAGGTGATTAATCAGCTCGTTAACTGAAACGTTCATATCTTTAAGAATTTTAGGGGGGAAATTAATCCCCCCAGTTCAATATTGATCCAAATTGTTGTCTTCGATCGTTTTGATCAGAATTTTGGTGTAATGCGGATTGGTCGCGTAACCGGCTCTTTTGAGCTCATAAGCCCACAATCTGTAGTTTGAGCCTTGCTTTCGAGCTTTTGAATACCGACGTCCTTGAAGAAGTTCACCATAGGCCATGAAAGATGCTTTAATGGTGTTGAACTTTCGGAATTTATCATTCGGTTTGTCGTCAGAATAAACACCACAGCAATTTTTATGGCGTCTATTATTACATTTCATACCGAACTGATTTTTGGTCTCTTTGGAGAGTTTTGATTTACCCCAGTTCGACTCTAGTACTGCTTGGCCAAGAATAACGCCAACGGGAATACCATACTTTCTGGATACTTCTTTGGCGTATGGAACTACCAGCTGGAGATACTCTTTTTTCGTAGAGAACTTCTCATTCTTGGTAGTGAGTACTTCGACCTTTCTTTTGATGATCTTTTTAGTAGCAGGAGTACTGAGCTTTGCAGTAGGTGCTGTCATACGCTCTTTAACTGGAGCGATGGATGCTTCGGCAATAGGAATGACTTCCTCTACAAGAGGCTCAACAGTTTTCTCCGCGACATCAAGTGAGTCTGGAATGTTGATACTTACTTCAAGTTCTTCAGAAGAAGGTTTTGGCTCTCGGTTAAACACAAGGAGGGCCAGGACCAGTACAGTGCAGAAAAGTGCTACACCGCTTGTTTCTGGTCGTTTGTGGATTGGAATTGGTTCGGTTTTGGTCGGTAGGGGTGGGCGTTGCCAAGGTTGAATATTGCTCATCTTTTAATGAATTTTGTGAGTGAAAGAAAAAGCCCACTACTACTAAAACCCAATACAGGAACGGTACTGTATTGTAGGGGAGAAATAGTGTGGGCAACAACCTAATTTTCATCGGGCTGTTTACCGTTCTTGGACAATGTTTCTTCAAACTTTTCAAGGGTTTTGTATCTGGTGAAGATGTCTTTGAAGTCTTCAAAAGCTTGAGCGTCATACTTATCTGGAATATCCAGAAGGTTTGCGGCTTTCTCTCGAAGACTGTTCTTGAGATCTGAGAGTGAGGGATCGTAGGGTGGGGTTACTTTTTTTCGTCCAAGAGAATAAAGCAGGATTACCCCAACGACAGTGGCTCCAATGAGCACAAGCAAGTAGAATTCTTGATTTTTTTCCATGTTAAGGAAATGTTAAATTTTGTTAAAAAAATGTTAATTACTTGCTTTTTGTATTTTAATTTCGTATCTTTGCGCCTGTATTACTAGGACGTTGGAAATCCTAGTTCACCCCTACATCACCCTTCGGTAAGGTCAAGAGGGGGGTTAGAAGTCGGATTACCTCTGAAGTGAGGGTTTTCTCCGATAGATACGAAACTAAACTACATACAGCCTACAGTGAGTTACAATTAGCTTGGGTATGACCCATGAAGCCAACCAGGTACGTGTCGTAAGGAAACTTACTAATCGTGGCGTTGTTGCTCTAACGATAAAGAGTATTACGATTGTAACGAGGTTTTCGTTGCACTGCTGTAGATGTATCCCAGACAAGGGAAGCAAGTTGTAGTTGTGAAAAAAGATAAGGCTTACCCTTAAGAGTCCCTGAAAGTGGGACAGGGGATACCTATATCTAGAGGGGAAGTTTGTTAAAGATGAAAGATGTAATTGGAGCCGAAATAAATCGGACAACTAAAGCCAACATAATAACAAAGAAAACATCATTGTCTCTCATAGAAGAATGCCAAATGAAATGTGCAAGCATTCCAATTGGAATCATTCCTATTATAACGGCAATTAAAAATTTGAGTTTTTTCATGCCACAATGAGTTTTTCTGTTTGAAACAATTCTGCGAAAGGATTAAAGAACCCGCAGAGAAAACCAAGTGCGATTGCAATAATCATGGCTTTATTTTTTTAATGTGTGAAACAAATTTGTAGATACCAACTGCAATTATGATTGCGGTAATAAGAATCCACAGGTGAAAGATGAACGTGACAAACTCTGATTTCATAACCCAACTTTTTATACGTATTTACTGTAGTCAAAGTTAGGGTCAATAAAATTTTTGTAGATCATAAGCCCAATGCGTTTTACGATTCTGATAGCTAGCATTACTTTAATGACAACTAGTAAGTCGTAAAGAAGTGGGTAAGTTCTTGTGCGAAATTGAAAACCATATTCTTTAAATAAAAACTCAAAGAAATTTTCTTCAATTATGCACATTGTGCCGTAAAGTAAGGCAGCCAACAAAAGTCCCAAAATCATTACAATTTTGAGAATGAAATCAGCAAATTTTTCCATCGTTCCTTAAAAATGTACCCAGTCCGAAAAGGAAAAGGTAGGTGAACAATTGTTCCGCTGTAAAATTGTCAAAAGCATGCTTAATAGCAGCACCGACAATTGCAGCGGTAAAAAGATGAAAGGTGTTGAACCTCTTCACATAAAGGAGTTTCATCATTTAGAAAATTTTATTTTGTTTACAAAACTCTACTGCTTCATCTATAGACTCAGCGTAGAAAGATTTCGGTGAATTAGAATTGGTTAACATTACGTAGCCTCCTATGACTGCGTAAAAGTTTGTGTTCTTACTTTCAGTCAGATTATTGTATTTCTCAAAAATCATTTTAGGAGTTTGCCAAGTATTATGTTTGAGGTAAAAATCCTCTATTAAAAAAAGCGTCGTAGATGCCAGAGAATCAGAGAAAATCTTAGACATAACTCTAAGTACTCCTAAACTAAAATAAACGCTCTGAGAGGCCTTTAAATCCTTTAAAAGACCACTTTTGGTTGTATCCATGTTGTTCAAAGATTAAGGGAGACAATATTACATCATCTCCCTTATGAAACGATTCAAACTGGTTTCTTACCTCTCCCACAAAGGGGAGTAGATTTCCCACAGTTGGAGGGCTTTTTCGGATGTGCCAAGTGCAAGTTTTACTTCTCCAGTACAATCTACGGCTTGAATAGCAAATTCGCCATAGCGATAGACAATGCGTACTGTCATTTCTGGTAAAAACTTGTTTGGATCATCCATGTAACACTCGCCCCATTCGTATTGATAAAATACAGAAGCTGAGCGTTCGTGTTCGATCCGGATAATTGTATTCGCACCTGAATAAACGTTAGAGATGCTGCCCTTACTATGAAGAACAAACATACCCACACGCAAGTCCATTGCGAATGTACCTGGTACTCGTAACGACTCAACATCTTGAATCGTCAGAGAATCATTGATGAACTGCCCAATTTTTGAGAGATCTCCAAGAACCTGGGCTTTGTACGTTTTGGTAATTGTACTGTCACCAATGGTTGATTTGGTTTCTACCCTGTACTCTTCGCCTATATCGTTTAAGGCGTAGGTAGTGGGTCTGATTTCAACGGACTGAGCCAGTAGGATAAAGGGGAAAAACCCCATCAAGATAAAGAAGATTGTTCTCATCTTTTTTGATTTTGTAAATGATTGAATCTTTCTGACAAAGATATATATACTCACTATCGAGTACATAATAATCAGTGACAGAAATTATTGTGTCAGGGATTAAAGTTGTATTAGTTTTTCTGGGACTAGAGTTTATTATAAGAGCAATGCCCGCTATACCAATTGCGAACATCATGAAGGCGGTAAACCTATCTAATGCTTTCATGCCCCGGTAATGGGAGTCGAACCCACAATTTGTTTTGTAAAGCGTGCGAACACTGAGTTACATTACAAACCACCTGTGTACCGGGAAAATGCCCTTACAATCTTACGACTATAAGGGCAAACTAAAACCTTACATCAGCATCCGCTGTTTTTCAACAGTGGTATGACAATAAAACAGCTTCGATGAAAATACTCTCCTATCTTACGACGGAAGAGTAGTATCTAAACTTTCGTTATGCTAGATCCTGATGTGCCCTCTCTTTAGAAGACATTACCAGAATTTCTTAATTCAAAAGAAGCTCCCCCACTTTACTTTTAAAGCGAAGGAGCAACCAACCATCGTCAATTCTTAGGCATACCTCTGTATTCCCAGTATTCATTCTGAGGTGATCTGCAACCCATTTTAGGGGAGCAGGAACACAGGAATACAGTGACGACAACCGCCATAGTGAGCAGAAAAAGTTTGATGGCACGGTTGAGTTCATTACTCATTTTCATAAAAAGAGATTTAAATAGTGAAAGAATTTCTTAAATCAAGAGGAACCCCACTCACTTTTGAATGGGGCCCTCAAGATCCTCATGAAAAGTTTTCTTTTTATGTTAATGAGGAAACTTTTTCCTCATAACGTTCTTTTACATCTTCAAAAATGTCCTCTGGTGTAATATGTATACTACCAATTAATGGGACTTTTTTAAGATGGACTATAATTTTTAATCTTTTAGCCCGATTAGTGTGAAATTCCAGTTGATCCATAAGATCAACTTCAGCACAGTAATCAGCAGTTTGAGATTTGTAATTTTCGTCGTAATGAATTCCCATGTTTTTTATAGTTAAGCGAGTTTACGTTGTTACGTCATCACTCTTTATGAGGGCTTTGAACCTCTTAACTTAAAAAAAGAACCCTCCCTCTTTTGGGAAGATTCTTCCTTCTCACTATTAAACCTTATTTTATTCGACAACTTCGAGGATTACGAAGGTCGAGTTTTTTCCTTTGATTGTGTCAGGTGCAGGATTTGTTTCGTCGATTAAACGACGGTCAATCCAGCAGATCTTATGTTGACCTGCTTTTTCACCTGAGATACAAATTGATTTCGCTTCCACCATGTTGTCCTCACATGATGCAAGGGAACAGATGGTGAAGAAAGCGATGATTATGAGCACGATGTTCTGTGCTGCAAAAAGAAGAAGGAACTTTTTCATGTTTTTACTAGGTATTTTTTTAATGAATTTATTGCCCTATCAGCGTTAAGTATTTTCTCTGAGGGCACTTCTTTGTTTCCTTGGTATACAGTCGCGTAATGACCGTCTCCAAGAAGTTTGGACGCAGCATTGCAGGCAGCTCCAAGAGTCATATATGGTTTTATAAACCTTTTGCTTTCAGAGCTAACATACAAAGTGTATTGAGGTTTTGACTTTTTTCTCTTTCTTTTCATGAGATAGAGATTTTGTAAGGGTTAAAATAAGGGCAACATTGCTGCCACCCTTATAAACAAAATCAACCCTTCAATAAGATTTGTTTATACCGCTAATTTCTACGCCAACGGTACCAAGCGTATTACACATGGGGGAATACAGTCCACTTAAGGAGAAGTTCATGCATACAGTCGCTGCGTCACACATTCGCCTCGAATCTAACTGATGTTAGTGTCACGCCCATAAAACGGGCTTTGGTTTCATCGAAAATATCAAGTACTGTCAAAGTAGTTTTTCCGTAAGCATTTACGTTTGCTTTTGCTACTTTGTAATACACTTTCGATTTACCATCCTGCCACAGAGTAGGCACAAACCTATGCTGTGTGTGAATTACTTTCCCTTCTTCGTTGAAATCGTAGACGAGGGATCCATCTGCGAGTCTTATCTTTTTTGGTAACTCCACAATTTCTTCTGGAAGGATACCAATCATGAATGGCGTATTTTCAACGCCAAAACTCAATTTGTGCATTTTGTTAAGTTTAATTAGTGAAAAAATGCTTGAGGTTGAGCTACCATGCCCTCCGTGTATTTAGGAATTTATTTAATCTCGTTTCCAAGGAACGTATACGAGAAATTGGGGGAGAACTAATCTCCCCCAATGATTTCACCTGTTTTTCAAGTACGATTCGTACGCCATTTCAACGGCTTTTTGGCGGGCTTCCCTTTGATTGGAGCCTTTAGCCGTAAACTGCCCCCATTCTGTTCCAACAGAAACGGTTACTGTGGGAGCATGATCTGGTCCTGTTTTTGTCGGTACACTGAACATTGGTGCAGTTGCAGTGAGTTTTTGGTAAAATTCGTTGAAGGTTTGCACCGTCAGTGGCTGTGCAGCAAAGATTCTTGCCATGTTGTTAGGATTTAATTGTGATAAAAAAGGGGATATAAGGCCATCCCCTGAGCCATTCCTTCATTTTTTTCCTTTGTTTAACCTCTTAAGAAGCAATCTTGCTTCTACCATGCAACTTCTGTATTCCATCATTTTCTCATACTCTTTTTCAGCATGAGTTTCATCGACAGGACCGTCTAACGAAATCTTCTCGTTAAACAACGAAAATAAACGGTCCCTGATCTCTAATAGATCAGTTGACATTTTTACACACTCGTTTACTCGGTTTCCGAGAGTGTAATTTACACCCGTTTCCGGTTGTGCCATTTTTTGGCACATGTACGATGCATGAAGCATCATTTCATTTGTGATCGAGAGCACTAATTGCTCCATGTTTTTTAGCTCTTCTCTTGTTTCCATGATTTTTGCATATTTATCCAGCTGCCACTGTTGTTTTGTTAAATGAACACTTTGAGCATCGCTATGGACCTAAACCTATCTATTGATAGACCTAACAGTATTAACTGTTATGCAGTGTTAAAAAATACACGCTTATCTGGGAACTTAGCTACTATGCGTAAAGCATTTATAGCAAGCACGTGTACATCCACATATCCACCAGTTTTCTCTGGATATGTAGTGATTTTTATCACTATTAGAATGTTTTATTTTACTTACATGCCTAAACAAACAATTGGCAATGCCACGAAAGTGGATAAGATAGGATTTATCATATGGGAATTGTTTTATTACACGCTAATTCCCTATGCGTGGAACCTTACCTAGGATAGGATTTACCGTTGGTTTGTCCTAGGATTTAGAAATTTACTGGTAAACAGACGGCATAAACTTCCTTAAATAAGGAAGAGTATACTCTTCGCTTGAGTCTCCTAACACGGTGTAGTTACCGGAGACACCTCTTTCTACTTCATAAGTAGAGAACATTTTTGGTTTCCAGTAACCGTAATCATTGACATACCAACCTTCGTGGGTATGTTGTCCAACGTTGTATCTTACAGCGTTGTTATTGAAAATGATCCACCTAGAGTAATTTAAAATTGTATTTTTCACGGTAATTAAAAATTTTGGTTAAAAATAGTTGGACAGTAGAGACTGCCCTTGCACCTGTTCATTCAGGTTAATTCCTTCAAACTGTATACCAAGATCCAACCCTATCTAGATGGATTGGAAAGTTGTTATGCAAACATCTGGCAGCGAATGCTCGATGTATTCTGTGAGAACCCGTTCTACCATTAACGTAGGACTCCACTATTTTGGGAAGTTTACCTTCTTCCCAATACATTGCGTGCCAAGAACCGACTTCGCGAACTCCCTTTATTTTCCAATGCAGGGAAGGGTGTGTGCGGAAGCAAATCCAAATGTGAACTTGCTCATTGCGCAGAATTGTGGCGGTATTTTTTGCCATGTTGTTATACTTCTTTAGCTTATGATTTTGTTAGTATCATTTTGCATCGGCGAAGTTTCCGAGGTTTTACCTGTGCCAATTATGTATGTTTCCGGTAAGCCGAAACATACATGGATTACAACATGAGCAGTTGTACTTTAGTCGTATTGCCTTAATACGAATCCAAGGGAGTTAGCAGAGTTCCCTTACCTCTTTGTGACCTCATTAAATGAACGCGATTGGCCTAACACGGTTTATACTCCCCAATCGGAGTTGAAGAAAAGAGGGGGAATTGCTTCCCCCTTGTTTAATCTTTTTCTTCTATTGTAGCATTGTGTTCTTCAATAAAAGCATCAATGTTTTCTACGTTTTGAGCATTGCTCATGCGCATCATATCAGATGCACAGTAAACGTTTTGGAAAGTAGCTTTTGACAGCTTTCCGTTTTTTGTTACAAAAGCCACGTGGTAGACGTGGTTTGCGGCGTCCCTACCGAAACGCACTTGTTCGTATGCTATTATTTGCAGCATTATAGTTGCCATATTTATATGTCCGCTTGGCTAGCGGGTGTTTGGTTAAAAAAAGAGCGGCTTGGTTTAAACCGCTATATTTATGTAAAACCCACTTGGTTGTGGGTTAATTATTACTTTTTAGGGAACAATGGGGTAGTGACGTGGTGAAAATATATGAGTGTTTATCGGCCCCAAAAAGAACGGCTTGTAAAGTTTTCCTCAAGGTAATTGAGGATTTTTACACCATTGTCCCGGGCTTCAGGACAATAGTTATGCCATTTTTCCACTTGTTCGCGTAAGCCTGCACTGTTAAGCGCATGACCTTCAGCGATTTGTGCGCCGATTACATGAAACCAAGGATAAGCGTTTTCACCCACGCCGCCGTAACGGGAAGGTGATTCTTCTACACCTATCAGATTGCAGATTTGCGTATCAAGAGCGTTAAGTGAAATGGGCTCTTGTGTTTGATTGCTGATGAATTGAATGCACCTTGCCATTTTATCAGAGATTTGAGTGAGAGATGTTGTTATGCCTCCATCGCTTCCGCGATTTCGGCTGCTGTGTATCTTGATACCGCTTTAGGCACCAGGTACTTAACTACTTCCGGTTTATCCCTTTCAGGACCGGTTTCGTTTCCTGGATAATATGTCCCGAAGGACATTTTGCCTTTCCCGCCGCCTTTTACCAACGGCAGGAGGTCGCAGAGATGCAGGCGCAACTTTGCCTGCACTGTTCCTATCTGGATGGTGCACAACGCCCTATAGACGTCGTCACCCGTTGCCACTACAGCTCCGTTTGAGAGCTTTGTAGTGCGGCCAGATTTAGTGATGCCTTCGTGCGATACCACGGTTACCTCGTGAGTCTTGTCTTTTGCAAGATTGAAGAACTCTTCAGAGCACTCCACTCCGCTTACGGAGTTGGGAGTGTGCAGGGAACCCGCTCCAAAAGAAGCGAGTACCTGCTGCCTGACGGCCTCCGAAACAATCGGAGTACCGCCTAATACTAATGCGTCTGACATAATCAAAGAAGATTGAGCCACTACCCCATTTGTTCCGACAAAAGCGCAGCGGGGGTATTTTGTTGTGGACCACTGTCCCTTAGGCGCGTATATATTTTTAGGGGGGGGGTATACCTACCCCATCAATATTGTAAAAAAAGAAGGGGGGGGGGCATAAAATAATTATCGAAATACTTGACAAAGCACACTCAAATGTTGTATCTTTGTATAAACTTTACAAAACATGACTACTGATCCAATTGTTTTATCTGTAATATCAAAGCTTAATCAAAGATCTGCTACTGGTATTTCTAAATATAATACTACGCTCTTTGAGAATAATACAGATGACTTTCTTTTGCATTTACAAGAGGAACTTTTAGATGCAGCTAATTATATTGAAAAATTAATACAACAAAGAAATGCGCAACGCCAATAGTTTAGAAATCGTACCCTCCTTTGAGTTTCATGGACCACACTCTAGAAATTATCGTCTTAGGATAGGGCCTTCTTTAGAAAATTTTTATTCGGTATCTACTTTTTCAGATAATGTAGATTCTCTTATTTCTTTTATGGATAAGGATATATATGATTATTTTTATTTGGATCTTATTAATTTTCCAAAGCAATTTCATATAACTCTCTCAAAACTTCTCTCTCATCCTAAACTCGTTATATCTCCAAACAGTAATGAGTAAAGTAATTACTAATATTATTTTACACCCATATTTCCCTTTTTTGTATATTTGTACTTCCGCACGAATCCATCAGAATTCTGTGTCAACCCTCAGGCACCAATGCAAAAAGTAGCCCTGGGTTTAGAAGTCGGGTTAATAGACTTGAAGAAAGTTGAAATTGTCCCCGATAGCGGAGAAAATGTTTTAAAGAATAGAATGTGATGTTATTGAAGTGGTTCTGGTAGGGCACTATATTTCGCTAACGCCTTTGGTACTATAATACCTTATACGGCGAGGCATCCACACTTCATCGGGTAACCGTTTATAGATGGTAGCACTGGCATCCCTTAAGCTTTAAAATAAACCCCCACCAGGCCGGAAACCTGGTGCCCTAACCTCCTTATTTTTAAGGGGGAAGGGCAGAGCTGTATCCGTCCCCCTGAGCTCTTAAATCTCATCCCCCAAGGGGGAGCTTGAGATGCTCGATAAATCTCGCAAAATAATTTAAAAATATTTTAGTAAATACTTGACATCTCCCTTTTTATTTCGTATCTTTGCAGTAAATTAAAGTAAATGAAGATGAATGTAAGTTCAGACAATACGAAAGAGTTTCTGTTCAACACACTTAGGGTAATAGGATTGTTCTCTCCTGAGGATAAAAGTATCTCCGATACAGAGGCTGATCTCTTAGCGAGGTTTATGTCCTTACCAGATACTCACAGGTTCTATCCCTTCTCTTATAAGGCTCGTAAGTTAGTGTCTGAGTCTTATACTCCTAAGATGACAAAGCAGAATCTTTCCCTTAAAGTTAACTCCCTTATTTCTAAAGGGTATCTATATCGAGATGAAGATAACTTTATTGATTACACTCCCACTATAAAGAAACTTTTAAACACAAAAGAATTTAATGTTACTCTCCTCAATAGAGCCGCTGATTAAGCAGACTTCCCTTCTACTTAAGATGCCTGAGGATAAAGTAAAACACGTTATTTATTTTCAGTTTAAAGTTATCTCTGATAATTATAAGAATATTAGGTACGTAGGATTTAGGTTAGAAGACTTAGGTTCTTTAGTACTTAAGCCTGGAGGATTTAGGAATATGATGAGGCATCTCTTTATTAAGCTTCGTAAGAATAGATTCCCCACTGAAGTTAAATTGTTTCAATCAGCCCTTAAGATAAGGCATCAAGTTTATCAATATTATAAATCTAAAAATTATAAGGAACGATTTGGTTCCTGGCATCATTAATTATGGCACAGAAAAACACTCCGGTCTTTCCACAAGAGACTGTTCAGCAAGTAAATTCACAAAGAGAGTTTCATATTGCTTCTATTAAAGCACTTACAGAACTACTTAAGACTACTGATTCTACTCTTCTTAAAGAACAAACAGAAAAAGCACTCTCAAAACTTATTGAAGTATATGTTAACTAATATTAATCTTATAGGTAATAGAGTTCTTGTACTCCTAGATAAGGAACCAGAGCACACTACTACTTCATCGGGGTTATTGATACCTCAGTTTACTTATGAGGAAACAGATGGAGGTAAGCTTAAAGCTAAAGCTTCTGATCTTACCTATCTTTCACAAGGTACTGTAGTTTCTATATCTCCTCACGCTAAAGATCTTCTTTCTAAGGAGAATACTGATTTACAAGTAGGTGATAGGGTATATGTATCTACTCACGCTGTTTCCCCCCAGTATCAATTCTTTATTGATCGTTCAACAAAGATCCTTTCTTTTGATGGATATATATCTATACCTACTTCACTTATAGAAGCTATTATTAAAGATGAAAAATAAACCAAAAGCTAATAAAACTCCTAAAGTTGTAGAAAACATTTCTTCTTTAGAAGAATCACCAATATATTTAGAGATGAACCAAACTGCACTAGAACTAGAAAACACTAAAGCAGAACTTGAGACTGCTAAACAACAGACCAATCAAATGCAAGCAATTGCTCAAGAAGCACTTAATAGATTGGTAACTATTGAGACTCGTCTTGCTCCTCAAGCATTACGTAAGCCGAATCTAATGACTATACTTTTCCATTGGAAAGAGCTAATGCTTACTATTGCAGAAATTGTTTCCCTTATTAAGGAGTTTAAAGATCTGATACAGAAGCAACCTCAAAATGACGCTCCTAAATAGTTTTGATATACATAAGGATTTTTTCTCTACTAATCCTGAGTTGTCAGTTCTATTAAAAGATTTTTTAGAAATACCCTCTGAACATTTATGAGCAATATTTTTATACGCGCACCCTGATTCTAAGTTCTTTGAGCTTTCCCCTAAAGAACGCCAAGAACTTATTTATAAGGATTACCTTATCTCTGATCCTTCCTTCTCATGGGAGTCCTACTCTGATCTTCTTTCTTTTGTAGAAGATAATCTACTTACTAAAGTAGAAAGGGCTCTTATGAGATGGGAAAAGACGCTACATGAAAGAGATGAGTTTATTTCCTCTATACCTTATTCTTTAGATACCTTTGAAGCTAAAGATAAGATGGTTGCAAATACTCCCAAATTATGGGATCAGTATGAATCTATTTTAGAGCGGTTAGCTAAAGAACGTCAAACTAAAACTCATGGAGATTTAGAGGAATCTGCTTCTGAAAAAGGAGAAATTTAGTGGTGTTCTTCACCACTATTATGGGGGCGCCTGGTATTGATTTGGTATATAGTGCTTACATTAACTGTGATGAAGGTCGTCTACGCCTTAAGTAGATAACAATAAATGACAACTCTTACGCAGATGCACTTATAGTGCCGGAGAACTCTACCAGCTACGTTTCTCAAGAGGTAGAAATTTTAGAATTAGTTTACGCTTAAATTAAATCACACTTAAAGGTTAATGAAAAGTAATACTGAAGACGCGGGTTCGACTCCCGCCGCCTCCACAAATAAAGTTGAACTTATAGGTTACTATGGTTCAGATGAAGTAATAGCTCTTTCTGCATGGACATCTACGTCTAGAGATTTAACTCCAGAAAAGAAAGAACGTATTCCCGCTTTAATTAAACAGCTTTGGGATGCACATCCAGTTCCACATGGATCTCCGTTTGAGAAGGGAATTGTTCATTTCCTAGTTACTACGGATATTGCTTCACACATACATTTATTAAAGCATAGAATATCCTCTATTAATGCTGAGTCAGCTAGATATAAAGAACTTAAAGAAGATAAATACTATTTACCAGAAGATTGGAAAGGTGTTAAGTCTAAGAGATTCCATAAAGATCTTCTGTCTATACTAGAGGAGTATACAAAACTTGGGAATGTTTATTATCATGAAGCTGTTAAAGAACTTACACCAGTTCTTGGTAGAAAAAGAGCTAAAGAAACAGCTAGATTTTTTAAGACTTATAATTCGCAGATAACAGCGGATGTTATGTTTAATATGCGGTCATTTCATAATTTTATTAATCAAAGGATGGATGATCACGCTCAAAAAGAGATAAGAGAAATTGCTAGAGAAATGCTCTCCATAGTTTATAATTTAGAAAACGCTCCTTTTAAAGCTACATTAGAAGCATGGGGATTTGATAAACCTGAACTTATTGGGTAGTCGTGGTATAGAAGCCTTCATTTTAACTTTTGCCAGAAAAGAGAAGGATACAGGGTCCCGCCCTAGTATTTAAATTACAGCGGGAAAAACTGATAACAGTCGTTTATGGACCCGGTTCCCTAGTCGTAAGATTCAGGGAACTTCCATAGCGGCTTTACGGGGGCTACAGTAGCTGGGTACTAACCGATCTTCAAAATCGCTGAACACGCCCTTCCAAAAGGCGTGCGGGGGTTCGATTCCCTCAGCCCTCGCTAAAACTTAATTTTATGTGGATAAAAACTTCACTATTAATGGCTGAAGGGGATTCTTTAGAAGAGAATTCCTTTTTTGAAATACCAATATGGATAAATACGTCTCAAATAGTTACTATTAGAAAGATTGTAAAAGACACAGACGTTCCAGATGACTTAAAAAGATATTCTGCTATCTCTACTACGGATGGTAATACTTATTATCTTAAAGTACAAGCAGAAAATCTACTTAAAATGATCAATCCTGATAACGATGGTGGTATAAGTATAGAAAATGATACGCCACCAAAACCAACCTTAGACACAAGTATATAATGGAAAATAAATTTACACTTACTGAACTCATAGACTTTGGTAATTATCTTCTTTCTGAGTACAGAATGAATATGGTTACACAAAAAGACGCTGTGCACGACGCAGATATTGCAAATTGGCTCTATAGAGTTAACTAAACTCAAAATGAAGATCAAAGTATCAATTAAATATGAGCTTTGGCCATACGAGCAAGAGCTTTCTGTAACAATACCACAGGATGAATTCCATAAAATGGATACTTATGTTGATTCTATGACATCTAATTTAAAGATGAACTTACTTACTCACGTTAAGAATCATCATCCTAATACTTGGTATAAAAATTCACCCCTTAATTTGGACAAATTAAAAGATTTACAAAATGACGCCAACTAAACAAGTTACGTTTAAAGAAGAAACAAGAGAAAAATTACTTAAAGGTGTAGAAAAAATTTCTAATGCTGTTGGATCTACATTAGGACCAATGGGTAAGAATGTAATAATCGAAACTCCCTATGGAGCAACTACTGTAACTAAAGATGGTGTAACAGTTGCTAAACATATAGCTTTAGAAGATCCAGTTGAGAACTTAGCTGTGGATATTCTTAAGCAAGCTGCTGCTAAAACTGCTTCTACTGCTGGAGATGGTACTACTACCTCAACTGTTATTGCTTCGGCTTTAGTACAAGAGGCATTTAAACTTATTTCTGTTGGTTATCAACCCATAGAAATTAAAAGAGTCTTTGAGACTTTAAAACACCAGACTATTGTACAGCTTAATAAGTTATCTACTGGAGAACTTAAGCCACAAGATATTTATGATGTGGCTACTATATCTGCTAATAATGATTCTGACATTGGTGCCCTCATTCTTTCTGCTTATGAGTATGTTGGTACAGATGGTTTAGTGTCTATGGGAGAATCTAAGACAGGTAACACTTATCTTGAGACTGTACCTGGAGTATCTATATCCAAAGGTTATGCTTCACCTTATTTTATTACAGATTCCGCTAAAGGAGAAGCAGTTTTAGAAAACCCCCTTATTTTTATTACTGATAATAAGCTTAGACACACAGATGAAGTAATCCCAATTTTGGAGTATGCAGCATCTCGTAGAAAGCCGCTCCTTATTATTGCTGATGCTATTGATGGTCAAGCTTTACAGCTCCTTATAATTAATAAGTTACAACAAAGAATATCTGTAGTTGCTGTAGAAGCTCCTTCTTATGGAGAAAATAGAGCGGAACTGCTTCAAGATCTTGCGGCTATAACCTCTTCTACCATATTTACAACAACAGATGCCTCTAGAGCAACCCTTGATGTTTCCCCTATTAATTTTGGGTCTGCAGAAAAGGTAGTTATCTCTAAAGATAAGACTGTATTTATTAATCCAGATAAAAACGCTGATAAGGTTGACCAAAGAGTTCAATTAATAAACTCTAAAATGCTCCAAGATTCTGATAATCCATATCTTTTACAACAGTATCAGAAAAGACTTGCGGATCTTAAAGCTAAAGTAGCAATTATTAATGTTGGGGCTGCTACAGAAACAGAATTAAAAGAGAAAAAAGATAGGGTAGAAGATGCTCTTAAAGCTATTGCAGCAACAATCGTTGAAGGTTATCTCCCCGGAGGTGGTACTGCACTTCTTTATGCTTCATCTAAGATAACTACTGATGATCCTATAACAAAAGCATACGTTAATGCTATAAAAGAGCCACTTAGACGTATAGTTTTTAATGCGGGTAAGAGCCCAGATATGGTACTTGCTACATTAGAGGCGTCCACGGACACTAGTTTTGGATTCGATGCTAAAAGCTTTGAGTATAAAGATTTAAAAGCAGCTGGTATTATTGATCCAACTATGGTAGTTACACAAGCAGTTAAGAATGCTGTTTCTGCAGCTAATATGATAATTCTTTCTGACACTGCGATGGTTAATGTAGATAGGACGCCCCCATATACTCCACCATCACCAGACTATGTTCAATAACAGAGACTTTATAATAAAAGAAGTCCCTGAGTATCATCCTCTATCAATAGATTATAAAACATTTTGACGCGAACAGAAACGGCGTTGTATCGAAGGTTACTGGGCTGGCGGGACATTTGTTCCCCCAGCCCTTTACTATTATATAAACTTCCATACAATAAGGCTAAATAAATCTATTCACTCATCTGTAAAGTCTTTTGGTAGACCTTGACTCAGGGATGTAGAATATAACTTTTTTAATTATTACACCGAAGCCCGTGGATTCTCTGGTTTTAAAGACGATGATGAATACTCCTCTCATAGAATACTTTTAACAGATATAGATGATGATACCTTATTAAAGTATTATCCAAATACTATGTCTTCCACAGGTTCTCGTAAAACTTACATTCCCGCGCGAAAGGCTTTATTCCAAACCTATGATTATCCCTTAGGTGCTCCTCTGTTTGAGAATAATCTACAGAATTTTATGCTTCTTGGATCTCGAGAATCTGGTAAGTCTTATCAGGTATCGGGACTTATAGCACACAACTATCTTTTTGATGGAGCTACTTATTATAATGAAGAAAGTATAAAGTATCCCTCCCCAGCTGAGATATTAGTTGGTGCTGAAAAGTCAGATAAATCAGCAGATCTACTTAAAAAGACAAGGGATGCATTTGATTGGCTTCCCGGTAAGATATCTACTTTTGACAGGACCTACCCAGCTCCTTTTTCTAAAAGATTCAGGGGATCTTGGGATGTTAATAAAGAGATAGTTGCTGAGTATAAAAAACGTGAGAATGGAGCTTGGATAATTGCGGGATCTAAGTCATCTATTAAGCATAGGTCTTTTTCTGCTAACCCATTTGCAGCTCAAGGTACTCGACCTCTTCTTTTAGTATTAGAAGAGATAGGTATGTTCTCCAACTTAAAACAGGTTTATACAAATACGGTGGATAACCTTCGTAACGGTCTTAGGAAAACAGGTATGCTTATGATGATTGGTACTGGTGGTGATATGGAGAAAGGAACTATTGATGCTTCTGAAATGTTTTACGAACCTAACAGATATGATATCTTAACGTTTGAAGATATATGGGAGCATAGGGGTCAAATAGGATACTTTCTACCAGCTTACCAAGTTCTTAATGAGTATAAAGATGAGAACTGAGTTACAAATGAAGAGGCAGCTAAAAAAGCCCTTCTTCAGGTTAGAAAACAAAAAGCTGGAGATTCAGGTGGTTCCGAAGCTTTAAATAAAGAGCTTCAATATCGTCCAATAGTTCCTTCAGAAATGTTCTTAACCAAGACTGCTAATATATTCCCAACAGCAGAACTTAGAAGACGTCTTTCAGAAGTGCAATCTCAAAAGATGGAGGATTACTCTAATAAAGTGACTCTGTTTTTTGATCCCGCCGCTAAAGTTTATAATGGAGTTAGTTATGAAATAAATACTAAACTAACTGCTATAACAAGATTTCCTTACGAAGGAGATGATGTAGAAGGAGCGGTTATGATATACGAATTCCCAAAACTAGTAGATGATCATGTTCCAGAAGGAGCTTATATAATAGGTTGTGACCCTTATAAAGATGATACTTCAACTGGTGGATCTTTAGCTGCCGTCTATGTTATGAAGACTAACAAGTATCCTTCCACTGTTGGATATTCAGAAATAGTTGCTACATATATAGGTAGACCTTACTTAGGTAAAAATCAAGTTAATGAGACGTTATACAAACTCTCCTTGTTTTATGGTAATGCTAAAATATACTTTGAGAATAACGTAGGTAACGTAAAAGATTATTTTGATAAAATACGCCGTCTAGATCTTTTGGCTAGACAACCAGTTACTATTTTTAATAAAAAAGCTTCTTATGATACAGGGCCCCAGATTATTTATGGTTACCCCCTATCAAACGATAAAGTTAAATGAGAAGCACTTCAATATGTTCGTTCTTTCCTCTTAGAAGAAAGAGGAGATAATAGACGCAATTTAGATGTAATACCCGATATAGGATTATTACAAGAATTAATCTCTTATAACCTCGATGGCAACTTTGATAGGGTATCTTCGTTAATAGGATGTGTTTTAGGTCTAGAAGAAATATCCAATCTTAGTCGCAAAAAATCCATAACCGATAAGGAGCTTTCTCAATTTGAGAAAGACTTTGATAGGTTATTTGTAAACAACACCAGACTATTCAATGTACAACTTCCCAAAACAACGCCTTCCTTATTCACGTAAAGCTTCTAGTAACTTTAAGTGGGCAAAGGATGTGGTAGATTCTATACTGTCATACTCTCCTCAAGATGAAGGAGTTGTGAATAAGTATAACTCTTCCTACCAAAGAAAATTATCAAATTACCAACTTTACAATAATCAGCTAAACCAGTTTGATTTTGAAAGAGAGTGTAACCCATTAGGACTTGATGTAGGTCAATTTAAAGACGCTATACAACCCTACAATAAGACTTATAATAAAATACAAATACTTCTTTCTGATGAATCTAAAAGGCCCTTTAACTTTAGGACAATATTAGTAAACGCAGAAGGAGTTCGTTCAAAGCTCTCCCAAAGAGATGCAATGCTTCGTAATTATATTGATTCTGTAATAAAACAAACAATCTCTTCTCTCTCTGACATTTATTCCCCAGAGCTCTTAGAAGTTCATCAAGAGCATATCATTAATCCAAAAGATCTTGATAAATATATGAGGTATTCTTATCGTGAAAGGAGAGAAATACTTGCTCAAAATATTCTTCAGTATCTTTATCGTAAAATGGATATAAAAGATATTAAGACCGATGCTTTTAAGCATGCCCTTATATCTGGAGAAGAAGTAGTTTATGTAGGTACTAATGGAGATGAACCACATATTGAAGTTATTAATCCACTAGGATTTTTCTACCATAAGAGTGGAGAAACAAAGTGGATTCAAAAATCTCTTTACGCTGGTTATACTACATTTATGACGCAAGCAGAGGTACTAGATCGTTATGGAAAGTATTTATCTCAAGAAGATATTGAGAAGATAGATACTGCTTTTGGTGATACAAATGCACTTAGAGAATTTTCTATGGAGCAAAACGCCAAGTATGGTAATCTTCCTTATGATCCAGTCTATCACGATACTTATACAACTACCCAAGGATCTTATGGAAAAAGCTCGCACACGGACGTGCGTGTATCACACGTTGAATGGGTATCCCAAAGAAAAGTAGGATTTCTTACTATGTTTAATGAGTATGGTGAAGAAGAAACTACTATTGTTTCTGAGGACTTTGAAATCCCCACTGAGTTTACCAAAGAAATAGTTCGTGGTAGATATGGTGTAAAGACTGAGTACTACATTTGGAAATTAGAAGATTCCGTATATAAACTTAATTGGGATTATATTCCAGAGGTATGGACCGCTACTAAAATAGGTCACGATATTTACACTATGGTTGGCCCTAAAGAAGTTCAGTTTAGATCTATGGACGATCCTTATGATGTTTCCTTAGGATATCATGGCATAGTTTATAATGCTACAAATGCTGAGTCTGTTTCCTTGATGGATAGAATGAAACCTTTTCAGTATCTTTACTTTATAGTAATGCATAAGCTTAAAAAGCTCATTGCTCAAGATCAAGGTAAGGTATTCCACTTTGATGTATCTATGGTTGATCCAAAAATTGGTATAGAGAAAACACTCTATTATCTTAAGGAAATGAACCTTGATATATTCAATCCTCTTGCAAATGCGGATGAACCAGGACAAGCTCAAAGAGGTAAGATAGCTTCAGAAACAGATATGTCGAATATGCAGTATATAATGAACTACATTAATATACTTGCAGCTCTTGATAACCAGATCTCTGAAGTAGCCGGTGTATCTAGACAAAGAGAAGGACAAACTACTCCAACTGAAGCTGTATCAAATGCTCAGAGTAATATACAAATGTCAGCTCTTATTACTGAGATATACTTCCAAAGCCATGCCAAGATGTGGGAAAAAGCATTAACTGCTCTTATCCATGTTGCTCAGCACGTTTGGAAAGGTAAGTCGATTATTAAGCAGTACGTGTTAGATGATATGTCTCTTTCTACACTTGAACTTTCTCCAGAAGATGTTTCTAATTGCGACCTAGGTGTTTTCCTTACAGACTCTGGCAAAGAATACGAAATGTTCTCAGCTCTTAAAAGTATATCTGATGGCCTACTTAATACAAATCGCGCTACATTCTCTGATCTTATTACTCTTTACGAAGCGAATTCTTCTGCCGAACTTAAAGCGGCTATCAGACAGTCTGAAGAAGAAACCTTTAAGCGGGAACAACAATCTCAACAGCAGCAAATAGAAGCAGCCCAACAGCAGCAACAAGCTCAACAACAGTTTGATATAATGATGCAAGACAGGCTCTTTGAACATAAAGAACGTTTAGCTCAGATAGAAGTATTTAAATTCCAAAAGGATATTGATATAGATAATAACGGTATTCCTGATCCACTCGAGATACAGAAATTTATTTCGGATCAAAATCTACGTGAGAGAGAACTTGATTTAGCTGAAAAGAAATTTGAAAAAGAATCAGACCTAAAAGAGAAAGACCTTAAAATAAAAGCTAGAAAATCATCCAAATAGTAACTTGGCTATATAAATAAAAACGATTTTTAACTAAGTCTTTTGTTGCACAATAATAAACATAGTAATTTTACATGATAAACGAAAACGATGACTTTTTCTCCTCAATGTTTGGAGACACTAAAGCACAAACTACTGAAGAACCTACTGAAATAGAACAGGAAAACGAAGAAACTCCAGTTAATGAAGAGCCCCAGTCCCCTTCGGAACCTCCACAAGAACCATCTGAAGAAGTAGATGATAAGCTACAAGCTTACATAGATTTTCTACAGCAAAATGAACTTGTAGATATTCCTGAAGAGTTTGATTTTAAGGGTACACCAGATCAACTTCAGCAAGTATTTCAATACACAAAACAAAAGCGTCAACAAGAAGCACTAGAGACAATCTTTAATAGTCTTCCAGATGATTTTAAACCTGTGTTAGAATATGTAGCTAATGGTGGAAATTCTGTAGTTGACTTTATGAATATGTACACGCAAGACCCTCTTGCAACTGTTGATATATCAACAACAGAAGGACAAAGAAGAGCCGTGTATTTAGCATTAAGAGAAACATCTAATTATCCGGATGAAAAGATAAATAAAATAGTTTCAAGAATAGCAGAAGATGAAGATGAATTGGCTTCTGAAGCTGCCGAGTCTTATAGAGAACTTCTTTCCTTACAAGAACAGAAGAAGTATGGTATGATTCAAGAAGCTAAGATTCAGCAGGAACGTCAAAAACAAATGATGGAGCAAAAAACT